CAAAATGCAACAATTGCCGCGCACGATAGCTGCCCTGATTGAGCAGTATTTGCGTGGCGTGCGGGTTTCAATCTGAATAGGGGTTATGTCATGCGTGACTTTCATTACGTCTGTGCCGGTCTTGCCACCTTTGCCGTCTTTATGGCGGGCATGGGTCTTGTCGATACGGGAACACTTGCGGCTTTTGCCGCCTCTGCCGGTTGTGCGATTTTATGGGATTAGTCCACTTCTTCCTTTTGTGAGGGTTCGTTCGATGAAACGCTTTGTTCTGAGTCTGCTGCTTGTGTCGGTTGCGTCGGTTGCGTCGGCTGCCGGGCCTACGGCCAGTTATAGGATTCGTGTCGGTCGTACCAACAATTCCGGTTTTCAGCAACAATCCCGCCCTTACGGTTGGTACGATTATTACGCCGCGCAGGCGGCGTTACGGTCGCAACGATTGTACGGGCCGATTCCCGGTGCTGGCGGATTTGGCGGTTCTGCCGGTGGTATCGGTGGTGACATTCAGTTCAGCAATCCGCAATACATCGAAAATCCGTTCTGCAAGCCCAAGGCCGAATAGTCCGACTGTCGTGGTTCTAGGGGCCGCACGGATTGTGCGGCCCCTTCCGCGCCAACCGGCATGACCACGACAGTCGATATTCTAAGTCTATATGGTTGTAGGGGTTATATCGACCAACGTGGTCGGGGATTTTGGCCGCGCGGCCAGCGGCCAGCGGCCAGCGGCCAGCGGCCAGCGGCCAGCGGCCAGCGGCCAGCGGCCAGCGGCCAGCGGCCAGCGGCCAGCGGCCAGCGGCCAGCGGCCAGCGGCCAGCGGCCGCGCGAGTCGATGCGAGTCGATGCGAGTCGATGCGAGTCGATGCAAATTGCGGGAACCCGCAAAATTTCCCGCCGCTTGACTCCCGCCGCTTGCGTGTTAGTATTGATTGTTGGCGGGAATGGCGGAGAAAACAAAATGGCGACTTTACTGATTATCGGATTCGTGGTGGTTGGGCCGATTCTAGGGATTCTCGCGTTGAACCCGAATTGCCCGGCATAACCACGACAAACGGTACAACCCGCAAAGGACGAAACAATGACGACTCTAACGAATATAGCGGTTGACGTGGTTAAGCGGATGGGTGCGGCTCGCGCGAAAGATGGGACGCATCCGGTTGTGCCGCCAAATCCGAATACGACCGGATTTGAGGGCGTTGACCGTCCGGGCCGAAAATACCGCGCACGCATAGCCTATTGCGATGCGCTGTCTGGTGGGTTTGTACGGGTTACGCTCGGTTCGTTCGAGACTGCCGAAGATGCCGGTTATGCCTACAAAGTCGCGCACGTCGCCCTATGGGGCGCGCTGAGTTATTTTGTAGGGGCTGTAACGGTTGAAATGATTGAGGCCGCGCGTGCGGCTGGTTTGGCCGATTCCACTTATGCCGCCCGTGGCGATAATGCCGGGTTGTGCGGAAAGTAACGATTATGTTTAAGAATCTTGAATTGCCGGAATGGTTGAAATGCCTGTTTATCGGGATCATTTTGACTGTAGGGATGTTCGCGGCGTTGGCGATTCTGGCGATTTTGCTGCCAATTCTGATTCCCGTTGCGTTCGGGTGGCTAATATCCGGCTTAATCGGGGAATGGTGGTCGAATCGACAGTATCGAATTGCCTACGCCGCTTGGCTTGCTGAGCAACACAAATAGGAGAATCGACTGTGACGAAGAAACACTTTATTGCGATTGCAGCGGTAATCGCGGATCAAATGAAAACGACGCATGGTGCGGAAGGGATGGCGCAGCGGGATATTCTCGATGCAACGGCTGCCGCACTGGCTGACGTTTTTGCCGGTCTTAACGGTCAATTCGACCGTGACCGATTCCTCCGGGCGTGCGGGTCAAAGGGGAAATAACGATGAAATGGGACTTTCTAATTGTGGCGTTGCCGATAATTCTGGTGATTGTGTTGGTCGTAGGGGTTATGACCGGCATGATCGAACATTCCAAGCCTTCCGATTCTAACGATGACAACGGTGCTGCGGCGTGGTATATGTCGCCCGCAAATCCGATTTCACCGTTAAATCTCAACTTCTCCGGTTCGTAGGGGTTATACCATGCACTTCGTTTATGCCAAGTTTTCCAACTATGGGCGTTCTATCGCTGGTGCTGAGATTGTCGAGTTTGTCGGCAATGACGGGCCTGCGGCGTTTGCAGCTTGGGCCGTTGCTAACGGTTATACCGAGCGGGCCAGCGCGGACGCCTATTGTGCCGGTTGTATCGGTGTTGCCTACATTGGCGCGAGTATCGACCGCACGTTCTGCGCACTGGCTGCCAAGTCTATCAGGGATGCGGCTCTTGCCGGTGCGAAGATTTTTGCGGCCCTGAGCGACTAGCGTGGTCGAGCCGGTTATGCCGGCTCGACACTCCCGCCTCTACGACCACGATAATCGTTTCAATCGTAGGGGCCGCAGAGGGCCGCTACAGCGGGCCAAGAGTCTAGGGGTGTCAGAATACCAATTTGCCGCTCGAACGCTGTAGCGGCCCGGCTATTGCGTTTATGGGCATGTTCCAATTGTAGCGTGGCGGGATGCTGGCGAAGGGTAGGGATTGTAGGATTTGTCGTCAACGCGACGGAGTTAGCGAGTTAGTTAGTTAGTCTCAAAAAATCAGCCTTATAGAGAGTATTGAATTTTAGGGATATTTTCTCTCTAATATAGAGATGATTTTTGAGGGGGTGACTAACTAACTCGATTGTCCGATTTTTGCCGTATGTTCTGCCCCTACAATCCTTTACGCCGAATTAGTCGGTTTCACAATCACTAACTGCATACCCCCTGAAAGAGTGTTAAGCGAAATCCGTAGAAAATATCCGATTCTCGATACCACCCGGATAGGTGGTAAAATAGTTAGTGATTGCCATTTCGGAGACTAACTCACAATCCCGACACCCCTCTTTCTAGGTATAACCATGTTGTAAGTATTGTACTACCAATACCTTGCGTCCTGAGTGTAGGGGCTGTAGCACCTCGCCCCTCGCCCGCTACTCTCCAAAAACGAGAAAATCGAAAACGCCCAAAAATCCAGCAAAATCGCTATATTCATGCCATAACTCCTAGATACTACAATACTTACAACCCCGACTATCGGCATAGAGGGTATAAGGGGCTTGTACGCTATGACCACGACACTCGATACCATCGTTATGACCACCTGTAATGGGGGTATGGACTGTCGTGGTCATAGCGTACACCCCTACACTCCTGATTACCATGATAGTAGCAGTGGTAGTGACTGTAGGTAGGGGTGTGGGAGTGTGGTTGTAGTGATTGTGCTGGTACTACTAGCCCATGCCATGACCACGACATTCGATACCACTAGCACAATAGGTAGTGCATGTTGTAACGAATGAATGATGAGTGATGATTGAATGAGTACGTACATTCATATGTTCTATGTTAGTTGATTTGTTGATTCCGAATTTGCCGAATGAAGTAGGTAAGAGGGTGGTGGGTCTAAATTCAGCAACAAGGTCTGTGGGGGTTGTAGGAAACCCTGCTGCTCTTTCGTATCTGACTCCAACACTCCTACATCCCTCGACGCGGGAGTGGGTGATTCTGAGTCTTTCTTGTGCCTTCTACGCATTTTGTTTGTTGACAAGAGTGTTGGGGTGTGGTATGCTGAGGGTATGAACATTCAAGACAACAACACGATGTACGCTGGCGGCTACTACGAACAAGGCGACCCCACACGCCTACGTCTTGGTCGCTTGCACCAAGCGGAGATTGACGCCGAGATTGAAGCACACCAATTCGCGGAGCCGAATATGGTCGTGGTCCAACTCGAAGTCGTGGCCGTCGAGCGGGTGGCCCCGGTGGGGTCAAAACCGAAATCCCGCAGCCAAATGCGGCGGCTAAAGGCTCAATCCTGAAATCGGAAATTTCCAACAACCACGATATGATTACCGCGTTGCCGGGGCAGTCTATGAAACCGATACTGATAAGCTGTCATAACCGAATCGAGGAACGAGACGACTACGAGAACTTCGTAGCCGCCCGACGCCGGAACCCCGACGCCACCGTGCCCTGCCGTTACCTTGGCAGCGGCGACACCGTGCAAGTCGCCATCAAAGACTTGAACCCCTCACACTTCGAGTCGTCACTGCCTCAGTTTGTAATCATCAATGACGGTGAATGCTGCCACTACCAAATCGAGGGCGGCGTGTTCACCGACGAAATTCTGGCAAACCAATTTGCGGACGGCCTCGCGGCGATAGGCCGCTACAAGCGAGAACACCTGCGGGTCACGCTGGTCAAGACTAATCCCAAGCTGTCGGACTTCCGCCTCAATACCCTAAAGAAACCGGAGACTTCGATATGGCCCCGGTCCTAGTCGAGAGAACATTCCAACTCGGCCCGCAGCACTGGCGGGTCGATTCCAAAGGCAACTGGTCCGTGCTGATGTTTGGCTGGTGGCCGGACAGCAACGGGACGCCGAGCTACCGCTGGCGACCAATCGAGAAGGGCCGCGTGCCCGACGAATTGCTGAGGCAAGTATGAGCCTGGAACAAGAAATCTTCAACGCCGCCGAGACGCCACACTCGCCGGACGAGTTGCGGCCCAAGGTGCGGCAAGTCAATGAAACCCTGTTCCGCGACACACTCTGGCTTATGATTTGGAACGGGGCACTTTACTTGCAGCCCGACCGGAAGGTGGTTCGCGGCTGGCGGGATTGCCCGGCCCTTCGGAGACTAACATGACATTCCTGTACCACCGAGACACCCAATTCGCGGGCATGGCTATCGGCAACTGGCTACGGGCCAACGCCCCGACAGCCCGATGGGTCAGCACCGTTCTGCAAGGCGACTTCTATCTGGAAACCTACCAATGAACAAAGAATGGAAAATCGGCCCGTTCTCCTGCCGCTTCGACGAAGAAACCTACAGTTGGCTCGGCTGGCCGCTCGGCTACCCGACGCTGTACATTTTCCTGGGCGGGGCCATGCCAATCCGCTCAATCGAGCTATCCAAGACGGGCGGCATACGCGAAGCCAGGGAAATCTCGCTCGACGTGTGTAGCGGCATCATGTCCAACTGGCTGAAAGAGGCGGCAAAATTCCGAGCAGACCTTGACAGACTGGACTATGCGCTGTAGGATAGAGTTATGAACAGAACCCAACTTTTCGACTTCGTGTTCTTTACCGTCATGCTTCTAATCCTTGGCACGGCAGTCGGCATCGCCATCAACAGTCCTGAGACTGACCGGCGACCGCAGCCAGCCACCGACGACGCAATGGACTGGTACTTGAACCCAGGCAACCCCGTTTCTCCACTCAGCCCGTCGAATCCGGGCAACATTATGAATTGGTGAGCCATGACCGTCCTGCTTTTCCTTGCAACCTTGTTCTTCGGCTCTTGGGTCGCAATCCTCAAGGCCAAACTCCTGATTCGGGACCGCAAGCTGGCGGCGATTCAGGACGTGGTGCTGCTGGACGCCAAGTACGGTGCGACCCACCTATCGCAGACCGTCCACGGCATCCTGAATGGGAGCTATACATGAGCGACACTTGCAACTGCTGCCACGGCGCGTCCTGCCCAACACACGACGAGCCTCGGCCCCAATACTCCATGCGGATTGGCCCCGACGAGCGGCGGCAGAAGATAATGCAGGACGCGATTACCCAAATCGCCTTGGCGCGTCTGCTGGAAGTGGTGCAAAGCGTCATCGCCGACCAGAAGCGGCTGAACAGCCCGCCCGGCACGAACCACCACACGGAAGTTTACTTCACGGCAGAGGAAGCCCTGTACCTTGAGAAAATCCTGTCGGACCTATTGACACAGCCCGACCCAATGACTATAATGAGGGGATGATGGACCACCTTTATCTTCTCGGATTCTTTGTGTTCTTCGGCCTGTCCGTGGGCATCTTCCCGCTGACCGCCCATTACCGCAAAGACCAAACTGAAATACTCTTGGCCTACATTACGTCCTTGCTTTGCGGGGTCGGGGCCGGGTACTACCTGCTGAAACTGTTGGGAGCGTAAGATGCCGAAGGTTTATTTGGCCGGGCCAATCACCGGCTGCACGTTTGACGGTTGCACCGAATGGCGCGATGTTGCCAAGGCTGAATTAGCGAAGTTCGGCATTGACGCCTACTCGCCGATGCGAGCCAAGGACTATCTCAAAGAGAAGGGCGTACTGTCCGGGTCGTACCCGGATGCTGGCCTGTTCTCGTCGTCGCGGAACATTATGACCCGCGATTTCTTCGACTGCACTTCGGCGGACGTTGTGCTGGCATATCTGGTCGGAGCGCCGCGAGTCAGTGCGGGCACGGTCATGGAAATCGCCTGGACCTATGACCGCCATATCCCGCTAGTTGCCATCATCGAGCCGGAGGGCAACGTCCACTCCCACCCGATGATCGACGAAGCTATCGGATTCCGAGCCAAGACACTCGACGAAGGACTTACCATCGTCAAAGCAATCTTGAGGCCGTAATGGAAATCCGCTTCAAGACCAGCAACTTAATCACCACGGCGTACATCGCCCCGATTAGCGACCGGGGCTGGTTTACGGCTTGGGCCGGGCGGCACACCGCCTGGAAGTATGGCTTTGTCGTGCGAGCGTTATGGTTTGGTTGGGTGCTTCGATGGGGCTACGTCCCATTCACGAAGCGGCCCGAATACCGGCTACGCCAAATGATTGAGCAGGCCAACGACGGCGATTATCTCCCAACCTATTTCAGCGACGAGTAAAATGGCAACACTGAACAACAAAGGCGAGTCCATCGTGGTCGATGGACTCACAATCACGGTCGGCGAGGAATACGTTTACCTTGACCAATTCGTGAAGGTAATCGAGATTCAGGGCGCGGGCCGCACCCGGAGCGGCACGGAAGTCTGCGTTATTGAAACCCGATTCGGCAACTGCTCGACGTGCGACTCCAACGAGTTGTACGCCAAACCCGTTTACAAGAAACCCAATGCCCGCGTGTCAAGACCCAAACTGTAATTGCAATCGGCGACCGGACACCGTGCCCTGCACGTACTGCAACGAGCCGACTGATATGACTGGCACGAAGCTGTGTCATCATTGCTACGAAGTAACCGCCCGTTTGAAGCAGTTTATTTCGTACCCGAAGGGACTGGCGTTCGTGCTGTCCTGCCTGCCACAATCGGCAGAGGATAAGTACGACCCGAACTTCGGCGATGACAAAGAGTGTGCCGACTGCGGCCATTCCTACGAACGCCACTTCGATACCTACGAAGATATGCGACCTGTCGGCTGCAAATACTGCAATTGCCAACGCTTTGCTGTGGGAAACTGAAATGTACCTTGACATGATCGTTCGCCTTGTGAAAGACTGGCCGGAAGCACCGCCTCAAGTGCGCGCCCTTGCTGCCCGTTTCTATATCGGGGCCGACACCCAAGCAGACCTTGAGCGGCAGAGTCGTCCGCTCGTCGGTTGGGAGGGTGCGGCCCCGATTTCTCCACGCCAAGCCGCCTTCATCATTGAATCAAAGGACCGCTATGTATCCTGAATACAAACCCTTGACCTGGGGCGACGTGGCCCTGGCCCTCGCCATCATCGCCGGCATCGTCATCGCGGCAGGAGTCGCCGGATGGCTAAGGCAGTAACACAGCCGCCGATACTCCCGCTCGTCCAGAACGATGAAGGCTGGCATATCGACGCCAGCGAGCTAACGCCGGACTGCCCGCTGTGGGGACCATACGACACCAAAGCCGAGGCCAACGAAGATCGTCGGCCTTCATTCGTCCGTCGTGTACGGGAGAAACGCCGTGTATCTAAGAATCGTAAGCACGACTAACGAAATCCAATTAGACGACGACCCACCCAACGGCGTGTACCAAATCCCGATTACAACGGCCTGGAAGGGGCCGGTGCGCGTCCAATTCCTCACCCGCTACGACCGGACTGTGTACAGGACGCTGCATTTTACGCAGGGCAGCGAGGAAATAATTTTCGACCTTTCTGTAGGTGACGTGTTCAATTTCAGCTTGACACAGGGCGGAAAACCTGTATCATGGAACCCATGAGCCAATACGAACCAATCACGATTGAGGAATTTAACCGCCTCGCCCGCGAGAGACAATTCGCAGTTGGTCCGTTCATCGAGACGTTCGGTGACGGTCCCTATGAGCCGTACAACCCGTCACGGCGCGTTTGGGGCATCCTGCGAGACGGGCGACAAGTAGAATCCGAGAAACAACCATGACCCCTGTGTTCCTTGACCCCGAAGGTTACGGCCCGCTGCGACCGCCCTCCGAAGATTTCCACTTCGAGTATGAGGAAGGACGACAAGCCTTTATCGAGGGCAAGCCTTTCGAGACGAACGATTACCCGGCCAACAACGGGCGACGGCTGAATCAGAGTCACGCAGCCTGGAATCGTGGCTGGAAGGACGCGAGCCGAGCGAGGGGCGCATGAAAGTCAAAATCTACTGGAACTTCAACCGAAAGTGCTGGTCCGTTCAAGATGCCAGCACGAATCTCGTTGTGGACCACGCCAAGAGGCTTGTCCTGGCCTCGCCCACCTTCAAGGTGTCCCAGGCCGGGCGGCAGCGGGTCATCCGGGAGGGCCGCAAGAACGTCCATGCGAAGGTCGCGGGCTACCGCAAGGCACGCCTGGACCGCGAGTGTCTGACCCGCGTGCGGTACAACCCCTACCGCGACGAATCCTTCGTAACCGAGGCCGGGGACCGAGTGGACGCCGCTGAAATGGCACTTTTCATGCCAGATGGCCGCGTTTACGTTAGTTGAGGCCAAAAATCGACAAATTTTTGGCATTGTAAGTCCTTTCTGGGCCTGGATTTGCAAAAATCTGGCGAAAATTTCCATTTTCTACTGGCAAAATGGGTCGTTTTGCCCGATATATCTCTATGAAGGGATTTCCGATGCCACGACCTGCTGACCACGACAATCGTTGCCAACGTACCGGCGAATTCGGGCAATGCCCGCATCCCGTCGTACCCGGCACGGATTTGTGCAATCGGCACGGCGGACGAGCAAAGGCGCAGAAGGCCGAGCGTCGAATGTACGACTTGGCCCAAGCCGAACTTCGCGGTCTATACGGTCAAATGTCCGACCGCGAGGATATTCTGTCCCTTCGAGCCGAAGTTGCGTTGATTCGGACTGCAATCCAACGATTCGCAGACTTAATGAACGCCAGCGAAGGCAGTTTTGAGTCCAAAATCAATACATTCAACAACCTTTTGCTCACGGCAAAGTCACTTGTCTCGGAGTGTGTGAAGGTTGAAAAGTCGGCTGGCTTGACGGTGGATCGGGCTGCTCTGTTGCAGTTTGCCGCCGAAGCAGTCCAAATCTGCTCTGAGGAAACCGCAGAATTACCCGGTAGCGAGGACGTGCTGGAACGCATTGCCACTCGCCTAATTGATGCCGTTAAGACGGCGGGAGAAACCGAAGATGCCGAAGTTAGTGCTTTCTAAGACGGTCATTGTCAACGCCCTTGTCCTGATTGCGGGATTTGGCACGTATGTCATCGACCACAACCTGATTACCAACAATCCCGACCTTGTGGCCGCGATTGGACTTGGCCTTTCGGGTGTGAACCTCATCCTTCGCTATCTGACAAAGACCGCGATGGCTGGCCTGTTCCACGCCCACGCCGAGTAAGCGTAACATACCGGGTTCGGCTCTCCTGGCTGCAAGGCACAGTGACCCGTATCTAGGCCCGGTCAAAATGCGCAGCATCAGACCCCTCGGCGGCTAGTACCCGCCGATCAACCCTCTCGGAAGTGATGCAACCGTACAAAGGTGTGCCGAACCCGCCTAGCGAATCGGTGAGAGGGTTTCCTTTAGCCTCCCTAGCTCAATTGGCAGAGCCGGAGATTTGTAATCCCCAGGTTGTAGGTTCGAGTCCTACGGGCGGCTATTGAAAGACGGTGACGTATGAAATTCGCTGACAAAATTGGAATTCACTTGGAACGTCGGGCCTAAAATGGCCCCGTCGTCTAATGGCTAGGACTAGCGGCTTTCAACCGAAGAATGAGGGTTCGATTCCCTTCGGGGTCACTTGCAATGAAACGAGCAGAGCGGCGAGCCGCCCTCGCCCGAAAGAAAAACAAGGCAAAGCAGATTTACTGGTTCGCACCGCCCACCTTTGCGATTAAACTCGCCAACCACTTAGCCTCATGCAGCCGATACTGTTGCGGAAATCGACGAAAGTACGAAGGCCCAACTCGGCAGGAGACGCTGAAAAGTGTCAAAGACCAGACGGACTGAGTGGCAAAAGGCATGGACAATGCTCAACGGTGAGAACGGCGAAGGGCAACCTGACCATTATTCAGGGCGTCCACGGCATAAGCGCTGGCTACGACGAAAGCACAATAAAGCGAACAGGCGGTCGGCGAAGGAAGCACTACGGCGCGGCGAGGAACCCTCGGACGAGCCACTCGACGGTTGGGAAGTCAGTTAATCAGTGCCGGTGCGGGCGTTCCGTGCTGCCAGCATACCATCTGGAAGGTCGCTGCGAAGATTGCTTTGCCATAGATCAAGAACGATTCGACGGCAAATCACGAAACATCCGACTCTTTCACACAGTAAGGTAACATGAATACGCAATCTCCCTGGATGAAGTGGGTTCTGTGGCTGGCGTTGATCCTGAGCGGTGGCGCGGCAGGGGCCGGAATTTATGGTGGAATCCGAATCACTGATGGTGATACGGACGCCAAGGTTGTCGTGAAGGCAGTTGAGACTGCCAAGATCGGCCAACTGGTCATTTTGGACGCCTCCGAGAGCCAAGTAAGCAAGTTCAAGTGGCAAGTCACGCCCAAAACTGACAATTTCGCGGTCATTGAGGATGGAAAACGGGCATTTTTCAGCGGCGACAAGCCCGGTGCATACACTTTCTGGATTGCTGGTGCGAAAGACAACACTGTTGATCTAGTCTCTGTGACCATTGTGGTCGAGGGCGTTGTCCCACCGGAACCCGGACCATCCGGCGTTGAAGCCAAGATTCGGGACTGGTTGAAGCTGGTCAAAAGTGATACGTGGGTGAATGAAGCCAACGCCATCGCTAGTTCTTTTCACAGTGTCTCGCAGCAAATCTCCGCCAACCTGCTCAAAACCCCCGAAGATGTAATCAAGGCAACCGCAATCAGCAACAAGGCGTCTCTTGGTAGTGCTGGTCCGGCATGGCAGGGCTTTGGTGAGGAACTCAGGAAGTACCTGAACGCTGAAAGTAAGGCTGGACGGCTCGCCGATATGCCGTCACACGCTTCTCTCTGGGCTAACATCGGCATTGCTTTGGAGAAAATCGCCAAAGAGGGAAAGAGGTAAGCATGAAAGCAACTGGTAAAATCGACATTTCCAAGTCAACAGTCCCCGGCAAGTCGGGTTCGCAAGTGGCGAAAGAGGCCACACCCGCCGTGAAAGGCGTCAAAGCCACACCGAAGTCGGAGCAATAATCATGGCACAAGCAAATAGCTTCGGCTCGTACAGCCCGATGGCAAAGGTTGGCTGTCCTGATTGTGCCGACAACGTAGAGTTGATTGACCATCCAGAACCGGGTGATACAGCCGATGGTCCGGGTGGTGACGTGGCCCCTGCTCACAACAGTAATGGCCCAACAGGACAACCTGCTGCACAAGAAATGGGCTACTAGAATGCCATTCAAAAGCAAAGCACAACGGGCTTTCTTGTATGCTAACAAGCCAGCCCTCGCCAAAGAGTTTGCGGCTCACACTCCGAAGGGAGCCAAGTTACCAGAGCATGTTAAGCCAAAGAAAGCCGGCAAGGGGAAGTAGTCATGGCAAAGCAGAAGAAAAACTGGATTCAAGGCGCGATCAAACACAAAGGCTCACTGACTCGTAAGGCAAAGGCGGCTGGCGAAACTGTGGCACAGTATGCGGCCCACCCACCGGCCAATGCTTCGGCCCAGACGAAACGGCAGATTGCTTTGTACAAGACGTTGCGAAGTTTTAACTAGATGCGCCCCTTGGGGATGATAAGTGGCCGAATCAAGCAACTTGATAAGGTTTCACTAAATGTCCCGACAACGCTGACAGTTATCGGTGGGGCAATCACAGTTACAAAATCGTTCCACAAAGTCACTTCACCGACCACCGGAACAACGAACTTAATAACGATCAATGGAGGCCAGCAAAGCGACGTGTTAGTTCTGATGGCATTTGATGATGCCAGGACTATTACCTTAAAAGATGTAACAGGAAACCTTGCCTTAGCAGGTAATTGTAACCTAGACAGCATCCGGGACACGATAACATTGCTGTACGACAATGGCCTGTGGGTTGAACTATGCCGCTCGAACAACTGATTTGGGACGGCCAATCCGCGACTCGCAACGATCCGCACACCTACGCAGCCCCGGATGGGGCCGACTGGCAGAAGATCACGTCGCAGGTGCAGGCCACACAGAGAGCCGTGGCAGAGTCGGCAGGGGCATTCACCCTAATGACCGGCCAAAACATGCTCGCGGGCCAGCCATTTTACGTGTTCAACAACCGAATTTGGCCTGCCCAAGCTAACGATGAAACCCATGCAGACGCCTGTGGATTTGTGTTTGTCGATGCTCCAACAGGCTCAGAAGCCGTTTGCGGGTCATCAGGTCAAGTCACAAGAGAAGATTGGTCTGCTGTCGCACTGACTGAAAAACTATCGCTCGGTGCGACTTATTTCCTACACCCAACAATCGCAGGACTCATAACCACGGAACCACCAAGTCTGCCCGGCGAATTTGTCGTGCAGTTGGGTAAAGCACTAACGCCTGAAACACTCGATATTCGCATCGAGTCACCGATAGGACTCTAATGGCTGCACGAAAACCCCTAGTAATGGTCAATGGCCGTATCCGGCAACTTCAATCCAGTGATACCCTGGATGCAGTCGTGTCGGAGGTTGATGTAATCTCGCAAACCAACGGCAATGCGGGCGCAATCGTCATCGGTACGCCGGTCTATACGACCGTTGCTGACACCGTTGACAAGGCGAAGGCTGATGCCTACGCCACTTCGGAAGTCTTGGGTCTGGTCAAGGATGCCTCTGTGGCAGCGGGCCAGCCCGGCATGATTCAAACAGACGGTGTTCTAACGGCCACAACCGGCCAATGGGATGCCATCACAGGTCAAGTTGGCGGTCTTACGACGGGCGCGATCTACTTCCTCAGCCCGACGACCGCTGGACACCTGACTTCGACTGCACCGAGCGCCACCGGCCAGCTTGTTGCTCGCGTCGGCAAGGCCCTGAGTCCGACAGAACTTGAAATCACCATCGAACAGCCTGTGGAGCTATAATGGCCGACTACAACATTCTTGATCTGCACGCCGCTGGCTCTCTGGCTGGTTGGCAGCCGAAGCGGGAAGATATTGCCGCATATCATGCCAGTCTTGGCCCGATGGGGCAATTCAAGACGGCAGCGCCGGCGATTCAGGATAGCGGGAAGGGCAAAATCGTCCTTCTGCACGAATTTTACCGTGAAGTCGTTGATCCTCAATGCCGCTCGCACAATCAGGGTAACTACGGTACATGCGTTAGCCAGGGTTGGGGCATGGGCGTGGACGTGCTGCAAGCCTCCGAAATCAAGGCTGGCAAGCGAGAAAAGTTCGCCGCTAAGGCTTCGACTGAGTACATTTATGCCATTTCGCGCGTTGAAATTGGGCGCGGTGGTTGCGGTTGGGGCGATGGCTCCAACGGTGCATGGGCTGCCGAAGGTGTCGTGAAATACGGCACACTCCATCGGATGAAGTATCTGGACGGCAAGTATGATTTGACCAACTACAGTGGTGAGATTTCTCGTCGGTGGGGTGCGCCTCGCGCGGGAGCGCCCGATGAACTTGAGCCAATCGGCAAAGAGCATCCGGTCAAGACAGTCTCTCCTGTGCGGTCATATGAGGAAGCGCGTGATGCAATTGCGAACGGCTATCCTGTGCCCGTCTGCTCAAATTATGGGTTCCGCAGCGTGCGGGACAAGGACGGCTTTGCCCGTCCAAGTGGCTCTTGGAGTCACTGTATGTTGTTCGTTTCCGTGGACGACGAGTATAGTCGGCCCGGCTTGCTGTGCTGGAATAGTTGGGGCGAGGATTGGATTTCTGGCCCGACCCGACACAACCAACCCTCCGGTTCGTTCTGGGTTGATGCCGAAGTGGCCGATGCAATGCTCCGACAGGATGATAGCTATGCAATGTCAGGCTACACAGGTTTTGAATCCCAAGACCTTGATTACCGATTATTCTAATCGGCAGCTAGGGGGTCATTCCATGAAATTTTGGCTTTTACACAGCGCTTGTATGCTGATGGCGGTGGCTTATGCTGCGTGCGTGGCTTGTCCTAAAGCGGCTCATTCGTTCAACTCTACTGGACCTGTCGAGGGGCACGTTCAAGTGGTCGAGGCTGATCGAACAGCTACAGCGATTGATTACGGTCTTGGACTCGGAGAGGCCGAACAAACTGCGTCGGCGGAGAGTGGAACGCCAGGAACGGAATCTGCGAAGGTTGCTGAGAAAGAACCGGCTACGCCCGTTTCTAACGATGCGCCAAAGGCGACAAACGGAGCGGGAGTGGCTAAGAGTGAGAACGCTGCTCAACCCAAAGACTACCTGATCTATTTCACAGCGACGTGGTGCGGGCCTTGCCGCTCGCAAAAGCCGGTCATCGAGTCTATCAAAGACGCCGGTAAGCACAAAGTTTTCATAGTGGACATTGACCAAGATAGGGCAAGTGCAAATGCGTGGGGCATTAGTTCTGTGCCGGTTGTCGCAGTTGTGCGAGACGGTAAGGTTGTGTATCGCGGAAATGGTGCTGGTCACAGCCGCGAGTTCCTCGAATCCAAACTTGAAGGAAAGTAAGCGATGGCGATTATTCGACGCCCGGCTCTTATTTTCCGGCGAGCATTACGCCGTGCCATTTGGCGCGGATGGCGTAACGGGCATATAAACGGTTCCGATGCCTACCTGCTCTATGACATTGTGCAGGGGTCGCAGCGGGGTGGCCGGTACTACATGAATCCAATCATGTCCCGGATTGAAGATCGTTGCCGAGAAGAATTGCTTGCCTACGACCCCGAATCCGCCACGACGGGCGACATTGACTGGTCGCACTGGATTGACCTGATTGTGACTTGGCTGCCAATCATTATCAAGATTGCCCTGCTGTTCCTTCAATATGACAAGCCGCCAGCCGATGAACCGTCCGAGTCGTCGAAAGTCTCACCGCTATTCTTCGGAGATTAAAATGGGAGCGCATGGCGGTTTTGTGCCCTCGACGGGGCCACGCGAAACGACACGAATCCTGAGTTCTCAAGCCGAAGGCCAAAGGCTTTGGAATCAATTGACAAAGGGCATGGAAGGAATTTATCGGGTTGCAAAGGACTATGCTGATGCCGAGTTGCCGGGCGATCCGCTCACACAACTCCGACTGATCCATACTGACCTTGGCGACCTAATTCGCAAACTCGAACAGAGGCCACAATGATTCTGACATTACCACCCCACAGCAACAAATGCCACAGCCTGACCGTCTATTCAGGCGAACGATACATCGAAGAACATTTGATCGAGCGCGAGTATTTCGGCGATGACATTGACATTGAAGGATACGCCGGACTGAAAGATGCGCGGTTTGAGCATTCGCCCGCCGACGAGCGAGGCAATAAGGAAGCACCAGAATATCGTGCGATTGCCCGTGCTGATGGCATCTGGCACGCCTACGATATTACGGCGAAGAATTTGGGGCTGCCCGATTTGGCCCCGGAAACGAAAATCACTGATCCCCACCCGGTAGATGGGTTGGAATCTGATGGTCAGGATGACGCCCAACCGGAGGTCGTAGAGGCGGCGGAGTCTCTAATACCCGCGAGCGACAAGAAATCGCGTACCCGCCGATAAATGGTTGGACCTTTCTAACGCACAAAGGGTTTGAGTGCGTCGTTGTTGGAAGGACCGGGTGGGGATTAGGAAATCAAGGGCTGGTAGGGAACAACCGCAACACACTCACGCCAAATTTGCAAGAGAAGCGGCCCACCAGCCCAATTGACAGGAACAACCGATGGCGACCAAGCTGTTTGATGAGATAAGGCTTGCAATCGCTACTGGTTTACGAAATAAGACGCTGACCAGTTGCAGCAAATGGGCACAAGCACGGCGAATCATGGGTGCGCCTGTTCCCGGCCCGTACACGTTCAAGTATCATCCGTGGTGCAGAGAGATTCACGACGCCGATTGCCCGTACATGACGGCAAAGAAATCGGCACAGGCAGGCTTCACAGAAGTAGCAATCAATCGAGCATTGTTCACCCTTGACGTACATCGCCGTTCGGTGCTGTACGTTCTTCCAACGAAAGTGCCCGATGCCGCCGACTTCTCAGCGGTTCGCTTTGGTGGTGCATTAGAACTTAGCCCGTACCTTGCGGGGATGTTCTCTGACACCAACAAAATCGACTTGAAGCAGGCTGCCGGGGCGGCTCTTTACATCCGTGGCGCTAACAGCGAATCAGGCTTGAAGTCGATCCCCGTCTCAGAGTTGATTCTGGACGAATTTGACGAAATGCGGGAGAAGTCAGTTGGGTTGGCCCTTGAACGATTATCGGGCCAGATTCACAAGCATGTATTCATGCTCTCGACCCCAACGATTCCTGGCTTTGGAATCGACTTGCAGTACCAGCGAAGCACGCAGGAACACTTTTTCTTTCCGTGCCCGCACTGTGGCAAGAAAATCGAACTCAAATGGCCGGAGAGTTTTGAGGTTTGCGGTGAAACACCTAATGACCCTGATCGGTTTCGTTCTCGACTACTTTGCTATGAGTGCAAGACGACTCTTAGCACGCATGAGACTGGCCGTATTCCTGGCGAGGATGGATGGATTGATGAGGGCAAAGCTGCCTACTTACAACCCGGCCAATGGGAAGCTACCAGTGGCAATAGTCCAGACCATCGTGGCTTTCATATCAATCAGCTTTACAGCGCGACGATCAGCCCGGCAGAAATCGCAGAACGATACTTGCTTGGCCTCCGATCAGAAGTCGCAATGCAGGAATTCAAGAACTCAAAACTAGGTGAAGCCTACTTAGCCTCAGATGCCCAGGTTCGAGACGAGCATATTGAGGCGGCTATTGCGAAAAGTTCGCATAGATTGAGTGATGCACGCCCGGCTGTTGGCGGCAAGCGACTCATAACAATGGGCATCGACCAAGGTAAATGGCATTATGTCGTGGTAAATGAGTGGACCTATGACCGGCTCGGCTACGATTTGAATGCCAATGCGAAGTGTAAGGTTCTATGGATGGGTAAGGTTGCTGAGGGTGACTTCCCTCAATTCGACCGGCTGATGCGGGAATGGCAGGTGCGGCATTGCGTGCTGGATGCCGACCCCAACATTAACGATGCCCGCCGCTTTGCTCGACGCTTCCCAGGATACGTGACACTTTGCCGTTACCGTCGTGGCGTTGTGGGTAAGGAAATTGCCCTCTCCGAGCAAGAAACCGGAGCGCCAATGGCTACGGTTGACCGGACGAGTTGGCTGGATGCAACGCTTGGCCGGTATTACAACGGGTCAATTGATCTACCCCAAGACACCCCAATCGAGTACAAAGAGCAAATTAAAGCGCCTGCGAGACGCTATGAAACGGACGATGATGGGAACGTAGTTGCCCGTTACGTCGAGACAGGGCCGGACCACTACGCCCACGCCCAGACCTATGCCGAGATTGCTTTGCCTCTCGCGGCTGCGGTTGCCTCCGCTCGCAGTATTACAGCTTTCCTCTAAGGTGGATGATGGCGCAGCCAAAGACAGACCAAATCAAAGTACCCAAAACCCGGCATCCAGAGTATCTGGCACGCCTCAAGGATTGGGACAAGTGGCGGCGAGCCTATGAGGGCGGCGACGAATTCGTTGCTCGATACCTCAAGAAATTTAGCTCGCGCGAACGTCTGCAAGATTTCCGTGACCGAAGGTCTATCACCCCGGTCCCTGCCTTTGCCAAAGCGGCTGTCAATGACATTAAGAACAGCATCTTCCAGCGAATGACCGACATTACGCGGAAGGGTGGTTCTCAGTCATACCAGATTGCGGTACAGGGACTTGACAACGGCGTGGACATGCGTGGCTCGACGATGAACGCATTTCTTGGACAGGAAGTGCTACCGGAGCTACTGGTGATGGGGCGTGTCGGCATTTATGTTGACAATCCTCCGCTGCCGGAAAACCCCTCGATTCTGGATGCAACGTCGGTTCGCCCGTACTTGTACCTGTATCGCGTTGAAGATATTTTGTCATGGTCGAGCGTCTCGATTCAAGAGCCTGACCACTATCGCTCCATCCTACTGCGTGACCGTTGCGTGGACTATGATCCGTTGACGCAGTTAGCCTTTGGTGAAGTCGAGCGTTACCGACACTTGTGGATTGATCCGGTCACTGGCAAAGTGAATGTTCAATTCTACGACAAGAGTTTTACCCCGACCGATCAAGATGGTTTGGTTGGTGGTGGACCAATCGAATTGGCGATCACAACTATCCCCTTCGTCTGCATGGATATTCGACAGTCGATTATCGAGGATGTTGCGAATCACCAAATCGCGCTGTTGAATCTTGGTTCCAGCGACGTAGCCTACGCCCTTAAAGCCAACTTCCCATTCTATACAGAGCAGCGGGACTTGCGCGGTGGCAGCCTGCATCTGATGGAGAATCTGAATCCTGATGCGGCAGCCGTAACCGGCAGCCAGCAAGCACGGGATGAGGAAGTAATGGTTGGCCCGGTGCAAGGCCGTCAGTACGATATTAACACCGAACGTCCTGGCTTCATTCACCCTTCCAGCGAACCGCTGGATGCGTCGATGAAGCTGCAAGAGAAGTTGAAAGAGGATATTCGGCTGCTTGTGAATCTTGCCGTAACAAATATCAATCCCAAGATGGCGTCGGCTGAGTCCAAGCAACTCGACCAAACGGGCCTGGAATCTGGCCTGTCCTACATCGGATTGGTACTCGAAAATGGCGAACGGCGAATTGCCCGCTTCTGGTCGATGTATGAAGGTGGTGAAGCTGCCACCATTCAATACCCCGAACAGTACAGTATCAAAACGGATGAAGAACGCCGGAAGGAAGCCAAAGATCACAATGAACTCAAGTTTGCTGTCCCAAGCAAGTCTTTCCAGAAGCAAATCAACAAAGACATTATTGACATTTTGCTTCGTGGCAAACTCTCTCCCGATGAATTGACCGCGATGCAGGCCGAAGTTGATAAGGCCAAGTATCAATCGTGTGACTCGCTGATTATCACACAAGACCTAACCAATGGTCTTGTTAGTCAAGCCACAGCCTCGGAGGCTCGCGGCTATGATCCCAACGAAGTTGAACAGGCTCGCAAGGATCAAGCAGATCGGCTGGCACTGATTGCAAAGTCGCAGACACCGCCCGGTGGCGTTAATCCAGCGACCGCAGGGGCGCGAGGCGTCCCGGATGCGGCAGTCACACCGAATCAAGGTGTAGCAGAGAAACAAGGTAAGCCTGTTCGCGGCCCCGGACAGAACACAGGAGCGGCACAATGAGTAAGTTCCCCGAACAAGTCTGGGACGGGCTAACGCCCAACCGTCAGCATTCGTCTGACACCATTAACCCCGACTATCGGGACATGCGCGTACTCACCACCGAGATTCAGGCTATTGAGTCGGCCATTCTCGAAGGTCGCATTCCGCTCGGCTTGCCCGGCCCGCAAGGTCCAAAAGGCGACCCCGGCACGCCCGGTGGTCCGCCCGGCCCGCAAGGTCCAATCGGTCCCGCTGGCCCCAAAGGCGAGCGAGGCGATCAAGGCTTGCCCGGCCCGCCCGGCCCAATTGGCCCGCAAGGTGAACCCGGAGCAGAGGGTCGAGTCGGCTTGCAAGGCGCACAAGGATTCCAAGGCCCGCATGGTCCACCCGGCCCGCAAGGTCCGAGAGGCCCGAAGGGAGATACCGGCGATCCAGGTGGACCGCCCGGCCCCCTCGGTCCAAGAGGCGTTGAAGGTCCAATCGGCCCGCAAGGTGTGCAAGGCCCGCAAGGTCCAGAAGGACCGCCCGGCCCACAAGGTCCAAGAGGCGATGCGGTCGAACTTATCAAAGTCGATAGCTGCAAGGTTCTCGAAGTGGACGCTTCGCAAGGCAACCTGTTCCATATCCTACTGCTCGAAAACTCAATCCTCAAGGCCCCGATCAACGGCGTAGATGGCAAGCGAATTTTGATTCGCATTCAGCAAGATGCAACTGGTGGCCGATTCCTGAGTCTGGGCAGCGGCTTCCATTACGGGAATGAAAGTGTCACACCCTCGGATCGTCCACTGTCAATCAGCTACCTCGATGTAATCTATGAAGGCCAGAATGGTAAGTGGCATATTCTGGATTTCAAGAAAGGGTACTAATGTCTGAGCGCAAAGCACAGTTTCCAGCACAAGTCTGGGACGGGACTGCTGCTGATCGAGACTCACGACAAATTGACTCTGGCCCTGCTTATCCGTCCTACGACCAAATCGTTGCAGAAGTCATTGCCACACAACGATATGCACAAGGTTTGATTGGCGGGACAACCAGCCCATACAATGCCGAGGCTGCGGAGAATTTGAGTGAAGGTGAGATTATCTACATCGACAATACTGGTCGATTGCAGAAAGCCGCCAACAACTCGATTGCTACTGCACAAGTTGCCGGGCTGATGATTAACGATACGTTGGTCGGTGTCGGTGGGGACTACTACACTGACTACACGCTAGAACTTGCCGATTGGTCAGGCATTACTGGCAGCACTGATTTGGTTCCCGGAGCAATCTATTTTCTGGATAGCACGCCGGGCAAGATGACCACTACCGCACCGACAGCCGATGGCTACTATGTTGTCAAAATCGGGCGGGCACAAAATACCAAGAAATTCGACATTGAAATAGGACCAGTCATACGACTGTAAAACCATGTCAGCTAAGAAACCGCTAGTAATTACGAACGGCCAAATCGAGCAACTACAGGCTGGCGATACGCTCAATGCGTCCGTCACCGAAGTTGACGTGATTGCCAAAACAAATGACAATGCTGGTTCGATTGTCATTGGTGCGCCAGTTTATGTCAAGTCAAATGGCAACGTGGACAAGGGGCGTGCTAATGCTCAAGGTACGGTGCAGATTCTCGGCCTAGTCGCCGATACATCCATTGCGGCAGCGGCCTCTGGAAACATCCAAACAGACGGCGTGCTGGCTGCTACGACTGGACAGTGGGATGCTGTCACTGGCGAAACAGGTGGTTTGACGCCGGGTGCGGTCTATTACTTGGATGCTGGTACGGCAGGCAAGCTGACTCAAACAGCCCCAACGACCACAGGACAATTTGTTGTGAAGTGTGGCCTTGCGATCAGCGCCACCGAAATGGACATTGACACAACTGCTCCGATTAAGCTGTAATGGCTATCAAGAAACCCCTTATCATCAGCGCTGGTCAGGTCCAGCAAGTTGCCGCCGCCGATTCAGTAGTCGGTGCAGCGGGTGGTATTCGGTTTCAATATGATTCCAACACGACAATTGCCGACCCAGGTTCCGGCAAGTTTCGATTCAATATTCCACCGGCCACGCAAATCGCAATCAGCGAGACAGATGCCGATGGAAACAATGTAGCAAGCCTGCTCGCTGCCTTGGATGATTCAACCAATGCCGTTCATGCTAGGCTTTACATAATGGTGGAATCAACTGGCTCGTTGTTCATCTACAACGTGACCGGAACCAACACTGACAACGGTACTTGGGACACACTCAATGTTGGCGAAATCCTGGCTGGATCAATCTCGAACGGCGATTACGTTCGCATCTGGGCCTCTTATACAGGCAATGATGGTTCCAATGGAAGCAACGGGTCTAATGGAGCCGATGGTAGGAATGCTGGTTTACTATACACTTATAGCACCACAACTACCGCTGCCGATCCTGGCTCTGGAACTTTGCGTTTCAATAACACAACTCTTGCTTCTGCCACGGCTCTGTATATTTCCGAAACAGATGGGGACGCAAACGGAATAGGAGCCTATGTCAATGCTTGGGATGATAGCACTTCCACAGTGAAGGGCCAAATCCTAATGCGGCATAATACGAACCCTGCCAAGTTCGCACTGTTTAACGTAACTGGAACCTTGACGGATAATGGGACGTGGGACACTTTGACGGTTGCCAACGTAGTTTCTAATGGCACGTTCTCAAACAACGATCCCGTCAAACTTGAGTTTATTCGCACAGGTGATATTGGCTCAACGGGTTCGACTGGCTCAACGGGTGCTGCGGGACGCGATGCTGGAATCAAGTACACCTTCGATAACGGCACAACTGACGCTGATCCCGGTTCCGGCAAATTGCGATTTGATAACGCCACAATTGGCTCAGTCACAAAAATCTACATCAATGAAACTGACGGGGATGGCAACGGTTTAGCTAACTGGATTGCGAGTTGGGACGACAGCACCAACTTCACTGATCGTGGTCAAATCCTAATTGTGAAAGATGGTGCGCCACAGAATCTTATTGTCTTTACGATTGTTGCTGCAAACACCGATGCGGGCAGTTACGACAAGATTTCTGTGACCAACTTAGTTAGCACTGGCACTATCTCGAATGGCGATACGGTCAAGGTGTTTTTCGCGCGAGCGGGAGATAAGGGTAACACAGGTAACACAGGTGCGCCCGGACAGAATGGCGTAGCCATTCAAGTAGTATCTACTGGCGGCACAGCAGCGTACTCAAAGCCCTCCGGGGCCACGGCTGTCGAAGTTATTTTGATTGGTGCCGGTGGCGGTGGAGGCGGCGGTCGTCGCGGTGCTGTTAGCTCAACTCGCGGCGGTGGAGGCGGTGGAGGCGGTGGTGCCTTTACTACTGGACTGTTTAACGCTGCACTGTTCAATGATGGTGACACAATCACTTGCGGTACTGGCGGTACTGGCGGTGCCGGTGCCTCAACCAATGACACCAATGGTAGCGGTGGAGTAGCTGGAACAGCAAGTTCCTTTGTCGGTACGGGCGGCGCTGGCATTACTCTTAGTGCTGGCGGTGGCGGTGGAGGCGGTGGCGGAACTAATAACACGACTACGGGAGCGGCAGGTGGTGCTGGTGGAGTTGGTAGCGGTGGCGGTGCCGGTGCGTTAGCGGGCGGTGCAGGCGGCAATGGCAATAGCAACAATGTCTCAACCGCTGGCGGTTCCACGACACTTAGCAGCAACACAAGTGCTGCGGCTGGCGGTGGAGGCGGTGGCGGATTCAGTTCTACTAATACAAACGTGGTAGGTTCTGCTGGTGGCAATTCTGCCAGCGCCACATTTACGGGCGGCGTCGGCGGCAATGTTGGAAATGCCGGTGTACCTGGAAATGGTGGAGCCTCAAGTGGCTACTATTGGGGCGGTGCGGGTGGCGGCGGTGGTTTCATTACTACGACGCCCCGGACTGGCGGTAGCGGCGGTGCGATTGGTGCAGGTGGTGGCGGCGGGAGTTGTGCAAACAACCCCACAACCGCCGGTACTGGTGGCGCTGGTGCAGATGGAATCGCTATCGTAATTACCTATGTCAATTAAGGATTGAACATGACAGCATACGTCACAATCGACGAAGCACAGGCATACTTCGATGTTCGGCTGCATGAAGCGGCCTGGACGGATGCCAGTCCTGGCGACCGAGAGAAGTCGCTTATTGCGGCCACGAAGATCATCGACCGATTGAACTTCAAGGGCTACAAGAAACCAGTCTATGACTATCTCCAAACCCTCACGACCACACAAGTCCCGGACCAAGCTGCTATCAATGCTGCAAGTCTGACGCAGGAGTTGCAATTCCCGCGAGACACTGACACCAACATTCCCGAAGAAATCAAGATTGCCTGCTACGAAATTGCCCATGCTTTGCTGGATGAAGTCGATCCAGATATTGAGTTGGAGAATCTGGCGATTATCTCGCATGGTTATTCGAGCGTCCGAACCACTTACTCCCGATCACACAATCCGCCAGAGCATTTGAATGCTGGCGTGCCAAGCGCAACGGCTTGGCGTTATCTCCGACCTTTTCTACGCGAACCGGGTGGAATCAAACTCAGTCGCGTTTAACCTTACCACACCGTCTGTGGAAGGGATCAACGACCTTACCTACGGGTCTGTTGAGTTAAGTTTCAGTAGGGCTTAGGAATCTGCAAATGTCTAATCTGCTTTGGAAGGTTGTTCCCGTTCTGGCTCTGTACGATGGTGAAGGTGACGGCGGCGGGGCCGGGGAAGGTGATGGTAGTGGAGCGGCTGCGGCTGCGGCTGCGGCTGGTGCTGCTGGTGCTGCTGGTGCTGCTGGTGGTGGTGCGGCGGGTGCTGCTGGTAAACCTCGCGTGTTCACTCAAGATGATGTAAACAAGTTTTTGGCGGAGGATCGTCGAAAGCATCAAGCCCAGGTTGCCAATCTGGAAACACAATACAAGGCGGCACTTGAGAATCAAAATCTCTCGGAGTCGCAGCGACAAGAGTTGCAATCGGCCCTCGAATCCTTCCAGGCCCAATACCGGACCAAGGAAGAACAGGCCAAACACGAATTTGAAAAATTCAAGGTGGAGTCCACGAAAACCTCGAAGCAGTTGGCCGAGGAACGGGACTCTTGGAAAAATCGTTACGAATCTACCGAAGTCCGGCGAGCCATTCAGGACGCTGCGAACAAGGGGGAGGCATATCGCGCGGATCATATTCTTGCGATTTTGCAGCCAATGACAAAGATGGTTCCGGTTCTTGACTCGACAGGAAAACCCACGGGAGAGTTGGCCCCTCGCGTGCATTATCCGACCGTCGATTCCAAGACGAATGAACCACTCACCGCCGTAATTACTGCGGACGAAGCGGTGGGCCTGATGAAACAGAAGCCGGAAGAATACGGCTACCTGTTTAAGTCAAATGCTCAGGGTGGCCTGGGTGGCAGTAGTGGGACCGGCGCACGCCAGCCGGGTAAAGGAAAGGTGGACGTGACTCAACTCACGCCAGCCGAGTACCGCAAAATCCGAAAAGAGAACCCGGAGGCTCTCGGATTGAAGTAATGCCGGGGTGATTGTTCTTCAAATGTCTGTTTCACAAACAAATAAGGAATCACACATGAATCCTCTGTTTTGCAAGCCGGTTCTGGCCCTTTACTCGAACAGCCTGGATGCGTACATCCCGGAATTGTGGGCCAATGAGTCGCTGTCGATCCTGTTGGAAAACATGGTCGTCTCGAATCTGGTCCATCGTGACTTCGAGAATCAGGTCGCCAGCTACGGCGATATTGTCAACACCCGGAAGCCGGGAACCTTCGTGGCAAAGCGCAAGACTTCCACGGATGACGTGACCACCCAAGACGCGACCGCGACGAACGTGGCCGTGCCGTTGGATCAGCACTTCCACACCAACTTCATCATCCGCGATGAAGAATGGAGCAAGTCGTTCAAGGACTTGGTTGTGGAGTACGTGAAGCCCGCCATGCAGAGCATTGCGACGGCTGTGGACAAGGTTGTTCTCGGTCAGGTCCACAAGTTCCTAGCCAACAAGGCTGGCAAGCTGAATGGCATGACTTCCAGCACGGCAGTCGAGGATATTCTGGCCCTCCGCGAACGGCTGAACGTCAACAAGGCTTACACCGATGGGCGTCGGCTCATCATCACCCCGACCACTTCGACAACCATGTTGTCGGACAGCCGCTTCCTCGAAGCGCAGAAGGTTGGCGATGATGGCTCGGCTCTGCGTGAAGCCTCGCTCGGTCGGAAACTTGGCTTCGATATTTTCGAGTGCCAGAACATGAACTACATCAGCGATGCTTCGACTGACTATGCCTCCGGCACGGTCACGAATGCCCTGGCGGCTGGTGGTTCGGGTTCGCAGGCCGTCACCCTGACCGGCTACAATGCTGTCGTGGGTGAGTACGTGGTTGTGGTTGGCGACGGCCAGCCGAATCGCGTGTCGGCCCGCACTGTCAGCATGGCTGACACCACGGCGATTACCCTTGTGAATGCGAACGTCAATGCGACCCTGGCGGGTGCTGCGTTCAAGATTTACAAGGCCGCTGCGGTCAACGGTGCGTTCGCGGCTGGTTACGTGAAGGGTATCAACATTGATACGTTCACGTCAGCCAAGCCCCCGCAGGTTGGTCAGTTGATTACGTTCGGAACAGGTGGTTCGAGCCACACGTACACGATCATCGCGGTCGATGTTGTGACTCCGAACACCGAGGTTCAGGTTTGGCTGGATCGTCCGCTTGCCGCCTCGCTGGCGAACAACGACGCCGCCTTCCCTGGCCCGTCCGGCAGCCTCAATTGGGCCTTCCATCGGAACGCCCTGGCTCTCGTCACCCGTCCGCTGGTCACGCCCCCGCAGCAATTCGGCGCTCAATCGGGCGTTGTGGCTGACGAAGGCATGGCGATTCGCGCGACGATGCAGTACAACGCGACCAAGCAGGGCCTCATGGTCACGCTTGATCTGTTGTGCGGCGTGAAGGAACTTGACACCGCTTTGGGTGCTGTTCTGCTCGCCTAAGACGACTCCCCGGCATTGAGCCGGTTCGCGGCGGGCGGGTTCGCTCGCCCGCCGCTTTCTCTTACAAACAGATTGGAATGCAAGGATGAGTTTCGATTTCCTCGAATTGGCTAAACAGTTTGGTCCCTTTGTGGCCTTCACTGTTTATTTCGTGTGGCAAGGTTGGCAGCGTGAAAAGCGTTACGCCGCCCGAATCGACGAACTAACGAACAAGTACAGTGATTCCTTGCAGACGCAACTTGCGCAAACAACCGTGGCTCTTACCAACAGCACAAAAGTCATCGAGCGTATCGAGAAGTTGGTAAGCCGCATTTGCCGTGAAAGCCCTGGAAGCGGTTGCGAGGATTAACATGGCTGGCAATGCTTCACTCAAACGATTCGTCCGGCGCAATATCTACGCCTTGAAGCGCCAGTACGGCGACCGGATCGACGTTTACCGAGTGGTGTCCAGTGAGACTGACCATCTAACAGGTGATAAGACTGTTGTGAAGGAAGTGCATCCGGTGCATCGAGCGCCAATCCTTCCATACAATATCACGCGCGATCAGGTCAAGACTATCTCCATTATCTCTGCCGACAAAGAGTTCGTCTATGGGGCAGGCTTTGACGCTGCTAAACGTGACGTGCTTATTGACGCCCGCGATTTGCCTCGCGGATTCGAGATTCGGCCAGAAGATTATCTGGTGTTTCAAGGCTCACGATGGGACGTGGTGACAGCGCAGAAGATTGAATCCGATGCCGGTTGGATCGTGTCAGTCAAGAACCTGCCAGGGATGCCCGCCTACGAAATCAAAGACATTCTTGTTACTCAGAGCCTCCCGTTGGCGGCTGCGGTCAGCACAAACTCCGCAGGTGAATTTCCGCAAACACTCTTAGACTCCCTTGGCCTTTCTGGCAGCCACACGGTTGTTAAGACCGTTGGGGGTTTGCCTGTCAATAGCTCTGGGTTGAACTTACAACAAACTGTCGGGGTACAGGTGAACTAATGCCCGCCGATAAAAACTGGCCCCGCTGGCTTTTCGCTAGCATCGCTGACCGCTTCAAGACGACGGCGACCGACAACAAAATACCCTTACTAATCGAGGGGATCGAGGATCGAACCTCGGAAAAGATTAGACAAGTTGACCATGCTGAATTGCGCATCAACGGCCCGACGACGCGAGAAGTCAGCAAAGGTTATTTTGAGTTAGACCTTAATGTAAACATCATCTTGCAGTCCTATATGACTGAGGAAAATGCTTACACCATCATCCAGAACGCAGGTGTGTTCTTCGCGGCGATGGGGCCAATTGAGGTTTACAAGCATGGCAATGGGCCGGACGATGACGGCAGTTTCCTCGGCTGTCTTTCTTTAAGAGAAGATTTGTCCGAACCGCGATTTATCTCGCACTTCGGTCAACTCAAAGAGGATGTTCGACTCCGCGAATCTATGGTTGGCGGAAAGTTCCAAATCTGTCTCCAAAACTAAGGGAGCCTTTCTATGGCGCAAATTGAACTTCGTAATACAACCATCTTTCTGCAAGATGGTTTTACGGGCACGGCAGCCGTAAACAATGGCGGAGGGTACATGAGTGGTGTCACAACCATCACGATTGACACTCTTGCCAATCTGCCCGATAGCGGCAATGAAGTGTTTGAGGGTGTTCGGTTCACCATCGCTGGTGAGACTGGCACGCCCGTACACACGGTAACTGCTCACTCTGGCGGTCCCCCGACTACCAGTTTGACTTTCACCCCGGCCTTGGCAAGTTCTGTTGCCAATGATGCTGCGATCACGTTCCTTCCGGCCCAAATCGAAATCAAGATTGGTAACGGGAATCTTACGTGGTCGGAGAAGCGGGAATTTGACTACGTTCGGGATCGTGGCGATCTTGATACTGTTCGACGTGGGGATGAGCAGCCAGTCGAAGTAAAAATCGACTTGCTGTATGAGTTCTACACGAACGGCTCTGGCGGTGCTTGGCTGCCCTCGCCCATTGACTTCCTGAAACGGGCCAATGAGGCTGCGAATCTGGCAAGTTCGTCTGGCGACCCCTGCGAACCGTTTGCCATCGACGTGAAAGTAATTTACGATCCGCCGTGCGGGTCGGAAACGAACGAAAATTACACGTTCCCGGATTTTCGTTACGAGAGCCTTGAGTTCAATCTTCGGGACGCCACGATCAGCGTGACGGGCAAGTGTAATGCCGTCGAGCCGAGCGTGTCCCGCGACCCGTAATTCTGATTGAAAGGAACAAAAGCCAATGGCTCAAATTGAACTTCGTAACACGACGATTTACTTTAAGGACGGTTTTGCCGGCACGGCCAAAGTCAATGGACCTGGCGCTCCGGCTGCACCGGCCAATGGTAACACGTCGATTTACATTGACAACTTGGCGAGCCTCCCGGATGCTGGAACCGTCGTGCCAATTGGCGCACGGTTTTCGGTGGTCGGCTCGACCCAAGCGTTCTATACCGTGACTGCCACGGACAAGAACGAAAACCAACTTGTTACCGTGGATGCCACGTCTGGTAACTTCACCCTCACTTTCAGCGCACAAACGACCGCGAATATCGCCTATAACGCGAGCGCGAGCGACGTGCAGACGGCTCTTGAGGCTCTGTCCAACATCGCCCCTGGCGACGTGATTGTGACGAAGCCCGCGACCGGCAAGTGGATCGTGAAGTTTACCCAAGCCTACCTGAACACGAACGTCGCCCAAATGACGGCTACGGACGTGGACTTGTCGGGTGGCGGCGATACGGTGACGGTCAGCACGCTCAATCAGGGCGGCACGACCGGCATCATCACGTTCAGCCCGGCCTTTGCCACGGCTGATGGAATCCCGGCTGACAATGCCGACATTACCTTCCTGCCTGCTCGCATCGAGATTAAGGTTGGTAACGGCAATCTCACTTGGTCTGAGAAGCGCGAATTCGATTACGTCCGTGACCGTGGCGACCTAGACACGGTTCGACGTGGCGATGAGCAGCCGGTCGAAGTGAAGCTGGATTTGCTGTATGAGTTCTACACGAATGGGTCGGGCGGGGCTTGGCTTCCGTCACCTATCGACTTCCTCAAGCAGCAAGGTGAAGCCTCCACGATTGCTAGTTCGTCTAGCGACCCGTGCGAGCCGTTCGCCATTGACATTGAAGTTGTGTACGATCCGCCCTGCGGGTCAGAGTTGAATGAGGATTACACGTTCCCGGACTTCCGGTACGAGAGCCTCGAATTCAACTTGCGTGATGCCACGATCAGCGTGACGGGAAAGTGTAATTCCGTTGAGCCGGGCGTGTCTCGCGTGTAAGTTCTCAGCAACAAAGCCCCGCCCATTGCGGGCGGGGCCTTTACTAACTCAGGAGTCGTAAAATGAAGTTTCATGGTGAAAAGCTGGAATGCCCTAACATTGCGGTGTTAGTGCTTCCTCGCGGTGATGGGGAGGTTGTGTTCAAGGCTCAAGCTGTTCTGGACTATGACGAGTTTGACAAGTTGTGTCTGGAACCCAAGGCCCCTGTTCGAGTGGTTCGCAATCGGCGTGAAGTCGTTGCCGATGATCCGACTTACGTGGCCGCTGTCAATATGCACAATGAGCGGCGTATGGCCTGGATTATCCTCAAGTCCCTGCAAGCTACGGATGGGTTGGAATGGGAAACAGTGGACATGCTCAAGCCGGATACGTGGCCGAACTATGTGACCGAGTTGCAAGAGTCGAAGTTCTCCATCATCGAAATCAACAAGATCGTTGGTCTTGCTCTGCAAGCCAATGCTCTCGATGAAGCAAAGTTGGAGGCTGCTCGACAGGCTTTCTTAGCTGGTCAGGGGAAGGTGTAAAGTCGGTCCTCTGGCCGAAGTTTCGGACGATGCACTATGCGATATGGCGCACGTGCGAAAGACTTGGCATCCTACCGCCCAACGTGAAGCGGCGGTGGGATGATAATGACCCCTGGGTTCAGGCTCAACTTCTAGCATACTCTCAAGTTCGTGACCACGAAGATATTGAGATTATCGAGGCCACGGGTCAGGCAGCAGGCTTATGAAACTAGAAGGATTCTTTGCTGAGTTGAATTTCAGCACGTCGGGAGCTATCAAGGCTATCGACGATGAAATGCAAAGACAACTGTTCCGGGCATGGGATGCTTGGCTAACAGAGTTCATCAGAATCGTTCCAGTTTGGGCCGGTCAATCTGTGGGTACAGTCTTGCCACTGGCCCACTTGCTACAGCATCCAATCTCCATCGGTGCGCCTCGCGGTAAAGCCAAAAGCGACCAATCCTCAAGAGGGGCATCACAAAGTTCAGCCACCCTAGAAGGCGGCAATGGCAAGTGGACCATCGAATACCAAACAGCGTTGAAGCATTTGATAATCAACGAATTCTTTGACGCCCGCATCTGGGGCATTCACCTGAAAACACCCGGCCCCTACAACTTTGAGGCTCAGGCTAAAAAGGCATTTCTGCAAGTTGCGGCACAGGCCGAACTTCCTGACCTTACACAATTCTTCGATTTTGATAAGCGGTCCTTCTGATGGCAGATGAAATCACACAGAAGCTAGGGTTAGATGCTTCGCAAGCGATTAGCACGCTGCGAACGCTCGGCTCCCTATTTAGCCAGTATGCACGTAACGTGCAGGCTGCGGCGGCTGCCAATACTGCCTTTAGCAAGTCCGGTCAGAATCTACTCGGCTCCATCAATCAGGATGCGAAGGCCGTCACGGACCTTGTTAAGACTCTCGGCAGCTTGCAACGTGCCCAAGATCAGGCGGCGGCTTCCGCTCAGAAGGCTGCGGCTGCTGAGGCTGCGGCTGCTTCTCGGCGGACTCAGCAAGCCTCCGCCATCAAAATTCAAAAGTCCCTTGGCGGAGAAACCGCAGGGCTTTCAGGCGATTCGCTCAATCAGGCGAATGCCCTCATTCAGAAAATCTCCCAAGTTGGTGCAAGGGCCGGTCTGACTGCAAATCAGATTAAGAGCATCGGCAACAACTTGGGTTCAGCCTTCGTCGGTCCACAGGCTCAGATTGCGAAGTTAATTACGCAACTGAATGGTATTAAGAATGCTGGCGGTGGTGGCAGCAACTTCCTGAGCAACCTGAATACCGGGTTCCTCGCGGCAGTCGTGTCCGCCAACTTACTGTCAAATGCGATCAGCAAAATTACAAATGGTCTGATCGAAGGCGTGACGGCTGCGGTAACTTACGAAAAGACCCTGGCCCGCATCCAGACAATTGCCGGGTCGGAAGTCGGCGGCATTGAGCAACTGAACAAACAGGTTCGTGCCCTGGCTGATGAATTCGGTCGGCCCGTTACAGAAGTGGCAGCGGCACAATATGAGTTACTGTCGAATCAAATCGGTAATGCTGCTGAAAGTGCAGACGTGCTGGCGACTGCATTGAAGTTGGCTAACGTGACCGGGGCTACAACTCCACAGGCCGTTAATGCGATTTCCTCGGTACTGAATTCCTACAACCTTGCCACGTCTGAGGCGGCGAATATCTCTGGCAAGTTGTTTAAGGCCGTTGACTTGGGCCGATTCACTCTGGACCAAGTTGCTGATTCTCTCGGTCGTGTTACCGTCGTGGCCGCGCAGGTTGGTGTTAGCATCGACGAAGTGCTGGCAGCCTTGGCTACCCTCACAGTTACGGGCGTTCCGGCTGATGAGGCTATGACCCTGTTGGGCAACACGATCCGTGGCCTGTTGAAGCCAACAACTGAAATGAAGGCGGTGTTTGCTGAGCTAGGAGTTAGCACGGCGGAAGCTGGCATCCAGGCAGCGGGTGGGTTCCTGCCGTTCTTGGAAAAGATCACAGCTATCTCTGGTGACACGGCCTCTGAAATCACGCAACTGACCGAGAACATTCGCGTTGCTCGCGGCGTTATCGGATTGACTGGCGATCAAGCTGAGCGCGCTGCCGAGAACCTCGCCAAGATCAAGGCGGTTGGTGCTGATCTGCTTGAGCAGAAAAATAACATCATCATCAACACGAATGCCAAGCAAGTAGAACAAGACTTAGAGCGGGTCAAGAATCTGTTTATTGTGGACATTGGCCGTAATGCCTTGGCCGCAATCTCGGCACTGTCTGCCCCATTCGGCGGGTTGACCAACGTAATCAAAATCGCGGCGGCTGCGGCTGCTGTGTATGCTGCCAATCTATTCGCGGCCAACTTCAATGCCGCGCTACTTGCCGCAGGTAATGGACTGCTCACGCTATCCTTCGCCAAAGTTGCGGCGGGTGCTGTAGCTGCTGGCCGTGGCATCGTAGCATTCATCGCTACCACCGGGCCGATCATCGCCATCACTGTTGGCGTCATCGCTCTCGGCAAAGCCATTGCCGATCTAGGTAGCGCAGGTGACAAGGCCAAGGCCGCTCTCGACGATGTATTTGCTGGCCGTGCTGAGGCCCGCCGCAAGGATGCTGAAAATACCACGAAGGCAAACCAACTGATTGCGGAAGGCCGCAAGCAAGAGTTGGACAAGTCCGTAACTGCCCTGCAAAAGTTTATCTCCGATGCCCAGGCTCTCTATAACAAGAGCGCCCAGGATGCTATCAAGTCTCAGCAACTTGTGACCGAGAATCTTCGATCACAGTTGAAAGACCGAATCAAGGCGTATGAGGATTACGTCGGGAAGTTAGAAGATGCAATCAAGGGCGCTGCCAAGGCCGAGCAGGACCAGTTTACCAATATCACCGAGCTAACCCGCACAGTTGGTCAAAACCGATTCAACCGAGCTAATCAAGGTCTGCCCGAAGGTCAGCAAGTATTCAATGACCTGAACCGCATCAATGCCCTACGTCGGCAAGCCAATGACCTTGAAGCCCAAGGCACGGTGCAGGCCAAGCAACAGGCAGATGCCGTTCGCCAAGAGGCTGCATCGCTTGCGGAATCTGCTGCCAACACGGCGAAGCAGGCTGGCGACCGTGCCCGTTTGAAGCAGGCAGAAGATGCTATCAATGCCGTGCTTGGCGACCAGATCGGTGCTGAGTTGCGAAAGACCGCTCTCGCAAAGGAAGCTGCGGCCACCGCACAAAAGGAACTTGCCAGCCAGAAGCAAAATCTGGCGGAAATCAAAGCCCTCGAATCCCAAATCGAGAAGCTACAAAACGACGCTCTCAAAGACCAGAAACTCAGCAACGATGAACGCATCGCTAAGTTCCGCGAGGCCATTCCTCTTGCCGAGGAAATCCAGAAGCGGTTGGCTAAAGCTGGCGATCCTGACCTTGCTAAGAAACTTGGCATCGGGGATTTGCTGAAAGATATTCGCAAGCCCCTGACGGATCAGTTGGGCAAGGAAGTCTCTATTAAGACTTCATTCGAGGGTGCTGCGGCGAGTCTGCAAGCTGCTTTGAACAACAAAGAGTTTGAGATTAAGGTCAAGCCGGTACTCACCGAATTATCTTTGGCTAGTGGATTGGATGCGGAGAAGCTGCTTAATCAAGGTGCTGGCCTAGATAAAATTGAGAAGGCCATTGTACAACGAGCGAAACAGGCCACGCAAGGTATCTCGACCGGGGCCAATCTGACTGAGTTGCAATCTAACGTGGCGACTGCAAAGGATGCCGTTGTCCGTGACTTGGCTAAGATTGAAGTTGAGTTCAAGCAACTAGCCCAAGGTGTGCAGACCAATGCCGGAACGGTGACACAGGTTTTACAGAAACTCAAAGCGGGTGCTGGTGAACTTGTCAATCCAAGTGGCATCACAGCGGGCTTGAGCGACCAATTCATCAATGCCGTCATCGGCAATCAGAAGGCATTGGAGATTGCTCAAAAGGGAATTGCCGCCGCAGAGTCCGGTGACACAAAAGCTGCAACGGCTGCTGTTCAGCAATTTTTGGCATTGAGTAAGGAAACAGAAACCTCGAATCCGAAGTTGTCGGAATCATATCGTTCGCTGGCGGGAGCTATCGCACAATACGTGCAAGATGCCAGCAAGTTGCAGCAAGCAAATCAGCAAGTGCAGCAGGGTGCGAATGTTGAAGGACAACTCAACACAGCTAAAGAGTTGCTGAACACAACATCCCAAGCTGCCACTGAGGAAGGCGCTCTTGCATCGGCAACATCGGCTGCCGCCACTTCGGCCAGTGCAGCCAGCAGTGCTTCGTCATCGCTCTCAGGCCAATTGAATAGTGAAGCTGCGGCCGCGCGTAATGCTGCGGCGGCTCAGCGCGAATTGAATGCAGCCCGTGCGGGAGGCGGCGGCAGTGGAGCAGAAGAATTCTCCACTGGCGGTCTAGTGTATCGGGCTTTGGGTGGTGTCATTCCGGCGTATCTTGCAGGCGGTGGGCCAAGCCCCTTCAAGCCTCGCGGGACTGATACAGTACCGGCTATGCTAACGCCGGGTGAGTTCGTAGTAAACGCTCGATCAACTCGGAAATTCTTTTCTCAGTTGGTTGCGATAAACTCAGGTCGTCAACCTGTATTTAGGGCCGCTGGTGGACCTGTCACCAACTTTAACATTGGCGATGTTAATGTAAACACGCAGGGTAATCGTCAAACTGGTGAAGTCATCGGACGCGATATTAGCCGGGCATTGAACCGGGAAATCCGCCGAGGCAACATTCGTCTCAGAACATAACGGAGAGATACCATGAACAAAGTAGCGTTTGAAGATTCGGTTGCCTTTGAGTTGGTGCGTGGTGATGGTGCGACCATTGCTTCTGCCCCGGCTTTTGCTGCGGAAGCCCCGCCGCCCCTGGCCCGAATGAACATGAAGGGCCGATTCATCGTTGAGCATATCCGCGATGGACAGGTCTTGTCGCAGTTTACCATTCCCAATGGAATCGTGGATGTTGGTCTTAACAGCATCCTCGAAATCTACTTCCATTCGGGAACCCAGATTACGACTTGGTATCTGGGCCTAATCGACAACTCCGGCTTCTCGGCTTTGGCCGCAGCGGACACAATGGCGAGCCACGCCGGTTGGACTGAATCGACAGCCTACAGCAATGCCAATCGTCCTACGTGGACGGCAGGTACGGCTGCGAGCCGGTCGATCACCAACTCGTCCACTGTTGACTTCACAATCAATGCCACGGCCACGATCAAGGGCATCTTTGTGACAAGCAACAACACGAAGGGTGGCACGTCTGGCACGCTCTGGGCGACGGCTGCGTTCGCCTCGACTGTTGCAGTTTCTAACGGTGATACTCTCAAAATCACCTACACGGTAAGCGGCTAATTCGCTTTCCTCTTTAGCCAGCGGGGTAGGGATACTCCCTACCCCGCTGTTTTCTTACGGCCATGTCTGCGCCACTAAAAGAGCAATTCGCCAACTCGACTCAGACGACCCTCAATGGGTCGATCAATAATAGCACCACGTCCGTCGTGGTGACTGATGGTTCCGTGTTTCCTTCGGTCGGCAACTTTCGCGTGAAGTGCGAAAGCGAGATTATGCTGGTCACGGCACGGTCCAGTAACACGCTCACGGTCGTTCGCGGTCAGGAGGGCACGTCGGGAGCCTCGCACGCTGACTTGTCGAAGATTGCACTGATCCTAACCGATGCCAGCATTAACCAGTACAATGCCGACTACGTGCCGCTGTGGGGATATTCGAGCCAACCTGCTCTGAACAAACTGGTCGCCGATGATGGTTCCACCATCCTTGCGGCTAGTGACTTTACTTGGCAGAACCAAGGAAGTGCATCAAAGACAGATCAGGCCGGGACCATTCTCCTGCGTGCCCCGACTGCGACAGGTGAGAACCTTCGCATCTTAGAGCGTACCGCTCCATCAGCGCCATATAGCTACATCGGAGCATTACGCGCACTCTTGATTCCTGGCAGCGGGTCTATTCCACTGGTGTTCTTTGGCTTCCGTGAGAGCAGCACCAGTAAGGTGAGTGCAATCTGTTTGAGCAATCAAAACAATGGTGGCTTCTGGGTTGACGGCATGGTGCTGTCAACTTACAAGTGGACCAATTCAACCACGTTCAGCGGGACAGGCTTGACTGTTCGATTCCACGGACTCTGCGATCATCTGCTTTGGTTCAAGATTGAGGATGACAATACCAACTTAAAGTTCTATGTTGGCGATGGCATCGAGTGGGTATTGGTCCAGACGGAGAGCCGAACAGGGCATATGGCTGGTGGGCCTAATCGAATCATTTGGGGCATCAACAATTACAACAATAGCACCTACGAGCAACTGGCCCGGCTGGTGCATTGGAGTCGTGCATCGTGACCGCTCCTGCAAAAGAACTAACGAAGAACGCTACTGAGACGACCTTGAATGGTGCGATCAACAATAGCGTTACAACCGTGACTGTCACGGATGGGTCTGTGTACCCCTCGACGGGCAACTTCCGCGTTGTGGTCGAGAGCGAGATTATGCTGGTCACAGCCCGGTCCAGCAACAACCTGACTGTTGTTCGCGGGCAAGATGGAACAACCGCAGCCTCGCACGCAGATGGCAAGAAAATCTTTCAAGTCATTACAGCCGATGGGTATGACCGTCTTGCCGCCGACAACATTCCACTGTGGGGTTGGTCGAGTCTGCTGCCGCTCAATCTGCTTGTCGATGATGATGGTGTTACCGTACTAGCGGCTACAGATTTCACTTGGCAGAATCAAGGGTCGTCCACTAAGACCGATGAAGATGGGACGATCCTACTTATCCCTACAACAAGTTCTGGCGACAACGTGCGTATCCTCGAACGCACAGCACCCTCGGCCCCGTATAGTTACATCGCCGCCTTTCAACCACTCATGCCGGTTGAAGGTAGCCCTGACTATGCGTTCTTCTGCCTCGGCTTCCGGGAAAGCAGCACAGGCAAGTTGACAACGCTGGCTGTTCAAGCTGACAGTCGCTCTGGTGGCCGTGCTAAACAGGTTGCAGTTTACCAGTGGACGAATGCCACCACAGTCACGACTGACTTGCTGGCAAAGACTACTATCACGTTTATCGGCTCGGTTGTTTGGCTAAAGGTGGAAGATAACAACACCAACCTGATTTTCTATATTAGCATGGATGGTGTGGAGTGGATTCAAATTGCTTCGGCCAGCCGAACCGCGCACATGGCTGGTGCGCCAAATCGAGTATTCTGGGGCTGCAACAATTCTGATAATGGCAGCGAAACGAACCATATCCGGCTGGTTCATTGGAGTCGTGCATCGTGACCGCACCCCTAAAAGAACAAATCAAATCTCTGGCAACGACGACCCTAAATGGGTCGATCAATAACAGTGTTACAAGTATCACTGTCACGGATGGCTCAGTGTTTCCCTCAACAGGAAATTTCCGTCTCGTCTGCCAGAGCGAGATAATGCTTTGTACGGCCCGTTCCAGCAATACGCTTACGGTCACGCGCGGGCATGAGGGAACTACGGCAGCCTCCCATGCCGACGCCTTAGCAATCAGCCTTGTCCTTACCGCAGGTAGCTTGAAGCGGCGGGGTATGGACTATCACCCCATATTTGGGGCCTCGATTGCCGAGCGACCCTTCGGCAAGATTATGAATGATGGAGCTACGGCTGCTCTTGCTGTCAGTGATTTCACCTGGGACCATCAGGGTAGCGCTTCAGCCACAGATCAAAATGGCACGATCTTAATGCGGTATCCAGTTGAAAGTGGGACCAATGCCCACGTCCTATATCGCTCAGCACCCTCAACTCCCTATGCGTACATCGCGGCTTGGCGTTGTTGTATGCCGAGTATCCAAAGTGGAAGTGCCAACAGGTTTGGCCTTTGCTTTCGGAAGAATTCAGATGGCAAACTAAACGCCATCAATTGCATCCCTGCCAATGATTCCTCATACATGAATCTTGAGGTTTCAATCTGGAATACCAGCACGTCATTCTTCACCACCGAGAAGTCGTCTAATCGCTGGTTCACCCTAGACGTGGTGTGGTTGAAGATCGAGAATGACGGCACTAACTTGAAATTCTACACAGGCATTGACGGAAAGAATTGGATTCTCATTAAGTCATTCGGTAAGACTACCTACATGAGTGGTGGTCCCGATCAAGTTGGATTCTTTGTCTCTGCCAACTCCAACAATACCCATGAGGGCATTGGAAGGCTCTTGCATTGGAGTAAGGAATAATGTCGCTAACAGGACGGCTAGGTACTTCCGATAGTCTTTGGGGTAATGAAACCCTTGGCATTGATCTTACGGACAATCCTTTGGAGCAGTCCGTAGAGTCGGTACTGGCGTTTACTAGCGATGCCACGGCGGTAGATGAGCCAGTCCTTGTCAGCAGTGCTATCAGCTTCTCGCAGTCCGCTACATACCAGCGCGATGCTTTTGGTGTGGCATCATCCACACTCGCCTTCACGGATACAGCGGTCTATACGACGATCCCAATTAACAGTATCCTGGCATTCACGTCCACCGCAACTGAGACAGTGAACTATGCTCGCAGCGTAAGCAGCGCGCTAGACTTCCAGCAGGACATTATCTCGAATATCAAGAGCGAGGAAGTAGTTACTCCACTAAACTTTGTACAAGTTGTGGGTGTAGCGCATGACTTCACAGTAGCAGCTTCCTCGATAATGGTGTTGTCATCGGTTGCAGGCCGGCCACGTCCGGCCTCTGCCACCACCACTATGTCTTTGACCAGTACGGCTGAGCGAAAGAATATCGCCATCAGCACCTTGGCATTGACGCAAGCAGTCACGGTTGGGAAGGGCGATGAGGTATCACACGTAATTGCTTTTGATAGTCAAGCAACATATACAGCCGTCCTTAAAAGGTCAGTAAACTCGGCCATTTCCTTTTCCCAATCGGCAATAGGCGTTGTTGAAAGTCGATGTACCCCGAAGAACTATACACCCTTCGTGGGTACGGGTGGCGACCCCTCTTACACAGCACCCTCGACGACACCGCCGGTACTTGGACATGCCACTCTCACACTTACTTATCCGTATGCCACGTCGGACATTGTTCTGGTGTTGCGAAATCCTGAGCCGGACAATTCCGACGTGCTTTCTTTCAATCGCATCAAACGCGAATCGCGTGGCGGTTCACTAATCATCTTTGCCGATCCAAAGTGGCCGAAGTCTCAAACCTTGCATCTGACCGTCAACAATCTAACGGGGCAGCAAGTTTCAGACATGAAGAACTTTATGATGGCCTCATTGGGCAGGGAGATTGGTCTGTTGGATTGGGAGAACCGTCAATGGCGTGGCGTAATCAAAACGCCGGATGCACAGATCACACAACAAGGTCGGCACAATCGCAGCATCACCTTTGAGTTTCAAGGGGAGGTTGTATGAGCGTAATTCTATTAGCACCGTTGCCGACGCCAACCACAATGACCATTCTCCCGAACCCGGAGTTTGGGGATGGTGAGACACCGAAGCACTCGGCCACCTTCTATCAAGCAATGGACGGCACACTCTATTCCTACGTCAAGTCCAATGACCGCTCTGAGTTGACGTACACTTTTACCCTCGCACGACCGAAAGCGTTAGAGCTACGGGCTTTCATTCGTTCCTACTACCGGGCCAAAATCCGACTTGTTAATCACAAGAACGAGACGTGGGAAGGGTATCTAACTGGCGACCCCTTTGAATTCAAGTCCGGCAGTTTGCGCAGTTTACCCGGTGGCTATGACCCCGACCAGTCAATCACCTTAACCTTTGAAGGCGTCCGGGTATCTGCCCCGGCCCCTGAATCTTGCTAAAGGCGTCCAATGCGCAATCTAAGTTCTAGTGCCCTCGACAAATTGGCAACCCGCTTAGGGACCGAGCCAGTCGTCATCATTGAGGTTCAATGGGTGACGGGTGGGCCTCGCATTGCCTATGGTGATAAAGAAGCGCCCGGTGTGAAGGGTGTCATCCATGATGTAAGTGGACTGGATGATGTTATTGGGGTGTCGGGTGGCTCGCAGTCACAGCAGATTAGTGTGAGCCTGAATGACCCTAGCGGCGAACTCAAGACAATCCTAGACTCTACTGACCCGCACAAGAAAAAGTGTTGGGTGTATCAGTGGTTCCAAGGCATGAGCCTTGACGATAAGTTCCTGATATTTCAGGGCGTACTCAACTCACCTATCGAGTGGGATGAGGGCGACAGGACGTTGCGATTCGATGTTGTGTCTAAGATTGAGGATATTGAAGTTGGCTTCTCAATCGAGGAAGGTGCATTTCCGAATCCGCCCGAAACTCTAATCGGCAAGCCGTGGCCTCTGTGCTTTGGCACGGTTGCCAATGTCCCGGCCCTACGTGTCGATTCAGTGCGGCAAGGTATCCTGGCAGATGGCACGGGCATCCATGACTTTACGCTGGAACACCGTATTGACCTTGCCAAGAAACTAACCTGCCCATCTAGTATTTGCGGCTACTCAACAACCATCGCCACTTCCCCCGGTGGTGGTCTAATCTATACGCCGCAGTATTGCGAAGATGCCAGTTGCGCTCAGCAGAAATGCACGGAGTTAGAGCGGTTGAAGTTGGAGTTGAAAGAACAAAAGGCGGCTGAGTACAGTCCCGTCCGTGTCTTTGGTGGCAGCTTATTCCCGCAGAACACGACTATCACGCTCAACATTAAGAATGGGTTATTCACTGGCAAGATGAATGGCGAAATCTTCACCATCACCGGGCGAGTCCATCCTGAGAATGATGGGCATGGGCGTGTCAGGAAGTCAGACACACAGAAAGAGATTGAGAGCAAGTGCGGACCACCCGCCTACTCCCAAGGCTCTACGACAGAGAATGCTTCGGTCGATGCCGCTGGAAATCCACAGACTGTTAATGCTGCTGGCTCGAAGCTAAGTTGGGCTAAATACAATGCTGCTGACTCAACCAGTTTCTTTTGGGCGAATGGTGGCTCGCGGGTGACGATGAATGCCGACAAGAAAATCGTGTACATCGCCAATTTGCTTCCATCGACCGTTCTTCGCGTGGCAGCCTTCCGTACAATCGACGGCTTGCGGTCCCTTTATACCGTGCCACCTGAATACTATACTGTTCGAGAAACGGACTACACCGGCTACACCGGCGTCACCGAAATCGTTTTGAATCAGGCTCTCAGCACACAGAATCTAAAAGAGGGTGGTGGATGGGAGGATGATATTTACGTCACCCTCACGTCGTCAGTTGGTCCGAACACGGTGGACATTATCGAATGGTTCATCGACACGTACACTGACTATGACACCGACACTGTTAGCTTCGATGACGTGCGTGACCTGATTGACAATTATCCAATGCACTTCGCTCTACTTGAGCGAAAGAGTCTCATCAACGTCTTGGAGGAAATTGCCTTCCAGGCTCGTTGTGCGTTGTGGTTGAAAGACAACAAATTCTTTCTTCGGTATCTGGCCCTTGAGCCGGATGCTGATGGTATGCTGACCGAATCGGACGTGATGCCTAACTCGCTAAAAATCGTCCATACTTCCACCGAAGATTTGGTGACAAAGTTCATTGCACACTGGAAGTCTGATTACGCAGTCAACAAAGATAACCTGCTGATCTTGCGGGCACGCAATGTCCCAGACTACGGCACGCATCCTTTGGACTATGACTTCTACTGCTTCAATATCTTTGAGCTAGTCCAAAAGACCGCTACCTTCTGGATGATCCGCAAGTCAAATACTTGGCGGCGAGCGCAGTTCAAGACTCTTGTGAACAAGTTGAATTTTGAGTCCTTTGACTGCATGAGCATTACGTTGCCCGATGTTGCCGATGGCACAGTGAAGTGTATCGTCGAGAAGGCTAACTACAACTCTAACGACCACACGGTTGACTTTGAGTTGTGGACACCTTGCAAAGCTGGCACGCGAACACCTTACAACTTTGCGTGGCCTGCCGACATTGACGAGCAGACGATCTTCCCGACTCTTGAGGAAGAACAGAACTCTTGGCAGAGCCGGAATAAGGCTCCCAACTTCCATACGATTGCGCCACCTGGACACCCGCTGTCACCCAACAATCCCGGTGCGCCTAGCTTCAATGTCGAGTTTGATTGCTCGAACACGTCGCTAGTCCAGCCTACCTTGTGCCCGCATAATGACCGTGGTGACAAGAAACCTTCGGATAAGGGCGATACCAAGCCGACGCCAAAGGCCCCGCAGGACGCGACTGGCCCGGTTAGCACGAAGACTTCCCCGGTGTCTAACGGGATGATTACCAACTCCTACGTTCAGCGTGTGGAGCGGAAAGCTGATAACGCACAGCAGGCGGCGTTCAATGCTCAGCAAACGGCTGAGGAAGCCAAGGATGCTGCGGGCAATGATGATGCCACAGAAGATGCAGCAAAGAAAAAGTTGCCGGATAAGGTCGGCGGAAATTGCACCTGCGTAGTGACAGTCCGCTACATCATCCCGTCGCTAGTTATCAAGCAACCTGACCATTCCTTTGGCACGACTGCTGGCGATACTGGCGACTTGGCGAACGGCGATCCATCCAAGATTGAACAGTACACGTTCAACTCAAAGGTGATGGCAGATACATTCTTGAACACGAAGCAGCAAGAAATCACCGCACGCAGCGATGGTCATGGATGGGTTGTTGGCAAAGAGGATACGTGGCTGCTCGGTGGGTGTACTGATCTTGGAATTGACGAAGACCCCGACAGCGATAACTTCGGTCAACCTTGCACGGAGCCAAAAGAGGAAGATAGGTCACTCGAAGGTTTCCACAGCGAACCCGTCCCGTAATCGAGGATAAAATGAAACTCGTTCGTGAGAGTATTGATAGGTTCTACGACTACGACATTCATGTTGAGTCGCGCACAGTTTACATAGGAGACGATAAGGAAGATGGGGTGAATCAGCGAACATCGGAGTTTGCTGTAAAAGCCCTGCATATGCTGGCGAACGCCGCTCAAGATAAAGAGATTACGATATATCTCAATAGCTTCGGCGGGTGTTGGTTTAACGGCATGGCCGTGTATGACTCTATCAAAGCCTGTCCCTGTCCAATCACTATCTACGTGGTTGGCTCAGCTATGTCAATGGGCAGCATCATTTTGCAAGCTGCCGATCAGCGCATCATCTACCCGAACGCAACCGTCATGGTCCACGATGGTTACGAGTCCAGGGTCAATGACATTCCGACAACCTTCCAGAATTGGGCGGAGTATTCCAAGAAAACTCAAAAGCGTATGTACGAGATATACGCTGAGCGGTCGGGCAGGCCAATTAGCTTTTGGCGGAAGAAATGCGCAGCCGACCTAATCCTCTCGGCCAAGGAAGCAAAGGAACTTGGGCTGGTGGATACTATCTACGGAGCATGACATGCCGAACGAAGTTGAATGCGTGCCGTGCGACGAACTTAAACGGAGGCGACGAGCCGTGACCCATGCCCCTCGACAGACCAGCTTCGCCAAGGGGCGACTCATGCCAGACGGGTCGATCATCTACCCGAAGAAAGGCTTTGAGCCACCGCCTCCAATCGAAGGCTACAACCGTGACCCTGGCAATGCGTGGCGGTTCATCCCATTGTGGCCTGCTTGCAAGTTCCTGAATCGCACGCTCCAATTGAAGCGGTGTGGTTCCTACAATATCAAGATGACTTGCGGTTGTGCCGACTGCCCGCTGCTTGGACAAATCCTCAAGATTGAGGATTGCCAGAGTTGCCCGCTTCGGCAAGAGTAAACACAGTACCATCGGCGAAACTCAGAATCAAACGTCGGTATAGCTCGGCGGTTGAGATTGAATCGGCCAAGGCATCGTGAGCGTGCTTGTGTGGGATTCCGTACAACTCACACAGGAACGGAAGATTGACAAGCCGGAATGGGACTCGCATACCGTGAGCCACGGCAATGTCGTTAATGAAAAGAGCAGAAGTCAGTGTGTCGCGCGGGTGCGAGAAGAAATACTTACCGAAATCCTCTAACCCCAACCAGTCGGTAAGAAACCCTTTCTCGTAAGCCCAATTGTGGGCGAGTGGCACAAGCGACCTTTGGAACGGAAGCCGAAGGTCGCTGACCCAATTCGCCAGCCAATCCGAAACTTGGAATTGGTCTGGCGCAAGTCGAAGATCATCTAGGCTAAGACCGCTCACTTTCATTGCTTCTGACTCAGCCCGCTCCGGGTGTTCTGGCCGGATGCTATGGTAGAACGGCCTCGCTCCGGCGAGTGGCCGATAATCACTGTCTAGTGGCTGAATTCCAATCTGCACAATCTCATGGAACCCGGCGAGCCGCCCTGTTGTCTCAACATCAATAGCAACGAGTACGTTGCCGTTCATGTTGGCTGGCTGTTGTTCATACGGCAACATGCGCAGGCTCCCATTCAATCTTGCAGATTTCGTGGCCGGCGTCGTCTCGTCCGTGAATTAACTCCCAACCAGTCATGCCTGCGAGGAGCAGGGGTATGACTACGCGCAAATTATCCATTAGCGCCCGGTCGGTTCGCACTTCCTCCCAAACAAACCAGTCCACCTTCTCAAGTGGCTCGGACTTTATTTCCGCCCATACCGTGTCGCAGGTATAAACTCCAAGGACGAAGCCGCTGCGGTCGGAGCGAATAGTCCCGGCCCGCTGAAAGTTGTAGCAGTCGAGGCCGGTTTCCTCGATAAACTCCCGCACGGCGGCTTGATCGAAAGACTCACCCGGCTCGACCTTCCCGCCGACTAGATTCAAGCGGCCCTTCTGCCATTCCGGTTTGGCCTTGCGAATCAGCATCACGTCATGCACGTCCGGCCCATTGAAAACTGGACAATGCGGAAAGACCAACACGTACTGCATCATATTTGCCTCAAGATTAGGAAGTGTGAATCCTGTCGGGCTGCCGAAGGAAGTTCGTAGGCTGTTGGTTCGTAGGCGGTTGTTCGCGGCGGCTCATACTCCGTCAACTCCCCGCGAGTCATCATTCGTCGGAAGTCCACTGGCTCACGCATCATAATACGCTCGCCACGCCCGGCTTGTAATTCGCCGAGAATGAAGCGGTAGTCTGGCTGTGAAACGTAATGAGAATTGCGAACCCCGCCGACGTAAAGGCCATAGATTGTATCCGGCCAAATCCGAAGGTTAAGTTCGGCCCCGTCCGGGTATCTGGCCTCGAACGTATTACGTCCGTCGCTGTTCACAGTCATTCGAGTTTCATACGATGCGTGGGGCACGATCAAATTACGACGGCGGCTCGGAATGATTATCCTTCCGAAGTCTCCATCCATTGTGAGCGTTTCTGTGTAGCCCCAATTGCGGCCCATATCCGGCAGCCACCAACGAGCAGCTTCATGCTCCCGGTATATTTGTTCCGCGATTCTTGTCTCAAAGCGACGACTATAGCGCGAGGCTATCTGAGCAAAGGTTTGCGGTGCTTCCCCGGTCATGCGCGTAAGTTCCTGCTCGCAGGCTTCCGACTGCGTAGGAACTACTGCACGCTCAAGCCACGCCCCTGCATCACTCGATGCAAGGGCGAAGAATTGACGGTCGTTATCCGGCTCGCGTAGTGCTGGCATAGCTCAACTCAATGACACGGTTGGCAAGGGATTCGACCTTGGAATCAAGATCGTCCAGACTGCCGTTGTTGTAAACCAATTCAGTCCAACGGTCGTAGGTGTCGAGATTGCAGTCGGCAACGTCATTGCTGATCGGTGCTGAGTTACGAATCATCTTGTACCGCAGACCGCCTCGACCCTCAACTTCGCCCGCCTCATTGAAGTACCGCATGTCGCGGACAATGATAACGTCGGCGTCAACAAATAGGGCGTTCTTAATCCACACTTCGGGGTGAACCTGCCGCATGAAGTTGCCCACTTCAATCCAAATCTGGCGAGGCGTCTTACCAATCAACGGCAGCACGACTTCGCGCAGGTGGGCGTTGGCCTCAATCTCGTAGAAGGCCCCCGGCTGCAAGCCGCCCCACTTGAACAACTCGTAGGACACTTCCTTCAACTTCGTGGCAAAACTGACTTGCTCCACTTTCAATTCGGGAGCAAGGCGGGTCAAATGCTGCGTTAGCATTTGTGCCGCCGTGTCTTTGCCAGTCCGTTTCCGGTGTCCAAAAGCTACGATCAGACTCATACTGCCTCCATTATAGCACGAAAGGGTTGGGTGTCAAGTCCTAAACGATTGGGACAAGGTGTTTCTTTTCATTCCGCATAAGCGGTGAAGCGCCGGGTTCCGGCTCAACTTCGGTCAAGCTAAGATTGCCGACGAACAGTTTATTCGCCGTTCCGGTCCCGCGAGGGAACTTCGGCGGCATAGCCGACGAGACTTTGTTCTTCGTCCATTTCACACGCTCAGCGATGCCGAGAGTTTCCATGAAGGATTCGTAGAACACGCTAAACTCAGTCTTGTATCCAGGGACGTAGAAGCAATGCTCCGCGATGAAAGTTTGCAACTCGTCGCGGGTCAACTCGACTGCCCGTTGCTTATCCTCAGTCTCGATGGCGGGAATCCGCAAGCGACCGTTGGACTGCGGGATATGCGTGTCAAGGAGCGTTCGCAGAAATGCCGGCGCTTCTTCCTCTAACTTGACCTTCAACTCCGGCCAAGGTATTTCCTGATCTTTTGCAAAGGGGTAGAATTGAACCATAGTAACGCGCGTGTCACCATCGAACACCGGGCAGGCCCGTTGCATATTCGAGCATTGAATCCAATGCGTCGTGTTTTGAATCATGTAAGGCGTAACGCCCTTCGTATGCAGATTCAATTCGCGGCCCGTAACCCAATCCTTCATCTTCTCGTACACACGCCCGCCAGCCTTCGATAGATCGGTTTCCTCGACGACGCATAGGATTGCTCCGAGCAATTCCCCGTTGAAGTTCCCTTGCGACTGCAAGGCTTGATCGGCACGAATTACGCCCTTTGTCATTAGCAAGTTGATTGCTTCGTGGAAGCTGGACTTGCCGCAGTTTTGATATGGCTCTGAATAGAAGAACAAATATGGCAGCGGCTCAGTAGGATGCTGCATCATCGACGCAACCCAATACAGCAAATATTGAGAGCCGGTCGTAATGGAGTATTGCCTGCACCATGCGTCTTTCCGCACAGCCTCATTCAAGCCACGACCACAGTGGGCGAGAATCTTGTCCCAATGCGGATGCGGCAATTCATCTTCATCGGCAGGCTTGAATCGAAAGGTGGCGGCGTCCTTGTTCCAGCGACGACCGCCTGGATACTCTGGCCCAAATGGCATATTCGTAATGGTCCAGCCATCCTCGATAATCTGCCCGGTTGCAGCCTTGGAGTCGGAAGCCGATAGTCCATTGTTCATCAGCACCGAGATTACGTTGTCCTTGTTCGTGCCACACCAACCTTCCTGGGAGTTGTGCAGCACCCAACCAGCCGGTGAACGGTTTGGCGTAATCAAATAGCGGTACTTACTATCGAAGTTGGTTGTCTCGGACGGGATTTGTGGTAGGTCTGCACGCAGCACTTTGCGGAGCGTCCGACCCTTCTCAATGAAGCCCGCCTTGTCAGTCTCAGTATCGCCCTTCTCCGACTTGACTTCGACGACTATGCCAACACCATCCTTGCTGACACGTAGCTTAGTCTGGCGAGTTGCCAGCGCCCCGTTCATGTCCAGCTTCGCCCCAAGCAACTTAGCTACTTCACCGGCAACCGTCATTGAGGGAAACACGAAGCCACCATCTTCGTCGCGGATACCGCCCTTAGCGATGGCGGTCGTGCGGAAATCGTTAGGCTGATTGTAGTAGCAGTAGGTCCAGCCACCTTCCTGAATCCACGTATCGGACTCGCGTGCGCCTTCGCTATACCGGACGACTCGCCACGCACCTTCGGGCTTGGGGTAGCAGTAGCAGTTGTGGTCGCCCTGCTCGCGTCCAGTCGCCAGCGTGTTGAACGTGCCAAGCAGATTAAGAGCCGTGTGTGCTTCTGCCAACGACGCCGTATGCGTTCTCAGCAAGCCGTGGTCAGCTTCCCACACGCACGTATGGCCGTTCTCAGCAAGCCAATCCATGAGGCGATGATGCCCGTCGTCAAGTGGGGCCGACTTCGTGGACTCGGACAAAGCCATCAGCTTGTCCTGCGCCGACTCCGGCAGACCGGGCACGCGGACCTTACGCCGCTTCCGGCTCACGACTTCGATATGGTCCCGCCAGTTTTCCGGCACTTCAAGCAGGTCGTGCTTGCGGGGCGTCAGCAGCTTGAGTCCTTGATTCGTGGCGTTCATCTTGCGATGCCACACCCACATGTTGCCGCCGCAAATATCCACGCCAGCGGAGAAGTCGAATCCCGCCTCAGCGCTCATCATGCCAAGCACAGCACGTCCTAGTGCGGCATGTTCTGTATGATTGGCGGTGGGGATGCCCTTGCCCAAATGCACCCGTAAATGGAGTCCCCCACCGCCAGTCGATTTGCGAGTTTCCACCCAAGGAATTGCTTGGGCAGCCTCTCGTACTCGATCAAGTTCCTCTTGTGTGATGCCAGTCCCAAGATGGGACGAGCCGCAAATGGCGTCGAAGTCGTAGGCAACGTGCATCGACTTGCGTTCGGCGAAGTTCCAGCCCGTCATGCCAATAGCGAGGGCGTGGACTGCGAGCGGCCACTGTAGCTGCCATTCCTTGAATTCGGGAATGGTCTTAGCGTTTTTCGGGATTCGGAAATTGAACCAAGTGTTGACCCCATCGGTCCAGGCTTTCTTGCCTTCAACTTGCTCGCCGCCTTCGGGCGAGGCCATAACTTGAACTTCCATGCCGGGGTCGTAAAGTGCTGCTAAATCTGGATGGGTGTGGTTGTTCAGGAAGTTACGGATAACTTCGGTGACATTCATCGGGGGCGGTCCTTGGGCATTGATAGTTACGGATTACGGGCATACTCTTAGTATAAGGGATGTAGGGGCGTTTGTCAATGGTTAGTCGGCATTTTGGGCAAAGTCGCCACAAACTCTTTGGTCGTCGAGGGTTGCGGGCAAAGTTAGCAGTTAGTTAGTCACCCCCTTCAATATCATCCTATATAGCGCTTAAAATATTCTACCCTATATTCAACTCTCCCTACAGAGCAATATTTTAAGACTAACTGGCTAACTCCTAACTTTCCAAGTCGCAACTCGATTTGTAGTTGCGACTTTCGCTGGTTAGCCGATAGCACCCGTACACCGCGTATTCATGTTGCCTCGCTAACTTATCGTGATGATTTTTCGCCACACTATTGACACAATCGTTATCCGTGGTATAATAGAACTATGGACGTTCCAATTGAACTAATCATGGAGAGCGAAATCGCTATGCGGTTCGCCGACACGACTTGCCTCGAATACGAGCAGCTTCGTGACGCCATCCGTACAAGCAACTGGATGCGTCCTATTCTAACACGCAAACGGGCAGACGGCAAGTACGAAATTCTCGACGGGCTGCATCGCTACTGCATCGCCAAAGACTTAGAATGGCCGACCGTTCCCGTCGAAATCTTTGAGGGCATTGGTGACGATGAGGCTATGATCGTTGGGATTAAGGCCAACGCCGTATCCGTCCACCCCAAGCCAGCCGAGTACGCTGCCGCGATTCGCCGCCTTGCCGCCCGCCACCCTGAGTGGACTGTGGGCTACCTTGCAGGGGTATTATGCAAGCCGACCGGGTGGGTCAAAGACCAACTCAAGCTGCTCAAACTGATTGAAGTAATACAGCGGGACGTTGACTCAGGCCGCATAAATCTACAATCGGCCTTCATCCTTTCCTGTTGTCCGAAGTCCTGGCAGACACAATTCCGCGAAGATGCCGCGATGCTTACAACTAGCGAGTTACGGGCCAAGGTCATGCCACTGTTAAGGGCGTACCACCAACGACTTGCATCCGGGAAGATCGACCCGGAACCGCCCGTATTTCAGCCGGTAGCCAGCGTCCGCCCGATCAGAGTATTAAAGGCGGCTCTTGACAAACCGAGCATAGCTGATACAATAGTATTAGACCCTCAATGCGTGACCAAAGCCGACGCCTTCCGTTTGGGAGTAGCGTGGGCATTACGCCTTGACCCTGAATCCGTCCAGCACCAGCGGCTTGTGGCCGGGCGGAAGCAGCAACAAATCGAGGAAGCCGACGCCCGCCGACGAAAGGCAAGGTCAAAACGTGCAGGCGACATGCCGACATTTCCCTTTTCAAGTTCAATCATTCAGTGAGGAAAAGACATGAGCGCAATTGCTACCCTTCCGTCCCTTAGCCAGATTGGTTCCATCGCTGCGCCGGCAAAGGTGCTGGCCGAGTTGACCAAAGCGGGGGACTATCTTGAGCGTATCCAGTTGTTTCAGGGTACGTCGAGCGCCGCGAAACAGAACAAGATTCGTGCCGGGCACTATGGAATCCCCCGGAATAGCGGCGAGGATATTGAGGAACTAGGCGAGCGCATCGACGTACTCGTTGCTGCGGCCCGCGCCAAGGCCCTTGATACCAACGGCGAGACGCCGGTTGCGGCCCACGACCCCGAATCCGCCGAATTCAAGCGGATTAAAGAGCAGGCGGATACCGTCGAGGATTCTGGCTGCATGTACGGCGTGGAGTTTCTGGTGTTCGAGCGGTCCACCGGCAAGTTCTATACCTACTTCGCGGCTGGTGCTTCGGCCCGGCGTGAGGCAGGCAAGATGCTGCCGACCGAGGAAACGGGTATTCGCCCGATTACCATGAGTGTTCGCTTCATTGAGAAGCGGTATTCGTGGCACGCCCCGGTGGCGACGAAGTGTTCAACGCCGTTTACGAACGCTCCCGGACTTGAGGAATTTAAGGCGCAAGTCGAAAAGTTCTTCAAGAGCGACAACGAAGGTGGGCGAGAGGAAGTCAAGCCTGCCGCAGCGAAAGGACGGCGTGCCCGGTAATACGGGTCTGCTGGAAGGTCTGGTTTACGAGTGCCAACCGTTAAGAACCAGTTTAGCCGCCCACGCATTTGCGGGGCGGCACTTTATTGGGGAGTAGCTCAGTTGGTTAGAGCATCGCACTGATACTGCGAAGGTCGTCGGTTCGAGTCCGACTTCCCCGATTGGAGAAACAAATGCCTGCATCGACTAAAGACACAGCACGCGATGCCTCGATTTATACCGGGGCGACACTTAGCGACTTGCTGATGCGGGAGCAATACCCGCGCAGAGCAGCTAGGGTCGCATCCCGTCCAACGCGAGAGTATCTTCACTCAACGACATTGAGCAGCGACCGCGAATACAAGTCGTGGGTCAATGCGACGGTCGGCCAGATTGCAGCCGGTATTAAGGCCGATTACCCGGACGGGTTTGAATGCGTTGAGTTTAGCTACCCGGAGTTGCAAGACCGTTTCCCAGGACAAGCCATTTCGCGGGCACAGGTCATGGGAATCTTCGTCGTGGCCTTGACACACGGCGTCGGGTCGGATAAAATGCAACTGACACTTTTGGTACGGACGCAAGAATGGCAGCAATCGCCGAAGTAATGCCCCTGCATCAAACGCAGGCCGATCATTCAACCCTACTCACGCTTCTCGCCAAGATTCATGGCGTGAGTCCGTCCGCCGTTTTGGATTCGTCCAACCGCCAGTTTACCGAAGCGGCGAAGGCAGTCATTCAACTCTCAGCGGCGGAAGGCCAACACCCCAACGCTGTCAAGGCGTTGCAAAATTCTCATGCGGTCCAGCGGCACTTCCATTATTCGTTCCTTGTTATCTCGCAGCCGGGGGTGTTCGAGGAAGTCATGTTGCTGAATACAGGACTCGCGTTGACGCTCGCTTATCACGACTTTGACCGGCCTGTGTACATTATCTCTGGCACACTCGCCGAGTGGCGGGATGCCGTGGCGGTCGGCTGCGGCGAAGCGGCAACGACCGACCTGCGCTACGTGTTCAACAAGTTGAGCCTCTGGTTCGAGAAGTTGGGCCTTGGCGAAGTGTGGGCAGCGTACCATCGCTACTCCATGCCGGACGGAACATTTAGACTTGAGGGGCCGAAGAATGGTCGATGAACCACTGACACAGACAGTCAAGTTGCAAGTTGGGAACTATCGCTACCCGGTTCAAATGACTTTGAACGGGGACCGGATTGAGTTTCAATTCCGGTACAACAAAGCCATCATGGATGAAATCAAGTCGATGGCGGACGCTCGCTGGCATGGCCGCGACCCGCACCCACGAAAGATTTGGTCCATCCTTGACTGCGAACGCAATCGCTTTCAACTGGCATGGTTGCAAGGTGAGAATCCGTATGAGTGGTTCGAGCAGCCGGTTAAGGAATTCTCCTACGACCGTCCGCTGATGCTGCACCAATGCGATATGACCAACTGCGGTCTGACGTACCACTACCAGCTTTGGGCGGCGGAAATGGGCCTGGGTAAGACTCTCTCTGCGATTGAAGTCGCCGAGCGGTCGGGCCATCCCGACTGGTGGTGGGTCGCCCCGCGTGCCGCATTGAAGGCGGTCGAGCGCGAGCTACGCAAGTGGGAAAGCCGTGTCAGTCCTACGCTTATGACCTACGAAGGTTTGGTCAAGCTAATTGCTAACTGGACGCCCGGCACGGCCCCGCCGCATGGCGTGGTACTTGACGAGTCACAACGAATTAAGACCGCCAGCACAAAGCGGTCAATCTCGGCGTTCCATCTTGCTACGAACATGCGTAGTCATTGGGGCTACGATTCCTTCGTGATTGAAATGTCCGGTACGCCTTCGCCGAAGTCGCCCGTCGATTGGTGGCATCAGGCGGAAGTGGCCTGCCCCGGCTTCCTGCGGGAAGGCTCGCCTTCGTCGTTCCAACGGCGGCTGGCGTTCATGGAGCAAGTCACTACGCTCGAAGGCCAGAAGTTCTGGAAGCAAGTCGGCTGGCGGGACGACACCCGCAAATGCAATCTGTGCGGGCACTACGCCGAATACGAAGCACACGACAAAGTGGCGGCGATGGTCATTGGCAAGGACTACCATCCGTTCCAAGAGTCTGTCAACGAAGTCGAATTGTTGTACGAGCGGCTGCGAGGGCTGGTCGTTATCAAGTCCAAGAAAGACTGCCTCGACTTACCGGATAAGCACTATCGCCAGATTCGCTGCCAGCCCAAGCCATCCATTCTGCGAGCCGCGAAAACGATATTCGAGACTTCGCCCAATACCGTGACCGGCATGACGCTGCTGCGGGAGTTGAGTGACGGCTTTCAATACCGCGAGGAACCGCACGGTAAGAAAACTTGCCCGCACTGTGAGGGCCGCAAGGAAGTCAAGCAATGGGTTGATCCGGCTGACGAAGATCGCGTATTCTCGCAGATAGATTTCCTTGACCCGGAACTACAAGAGGCGCTTATCGAGCGCACTATTCTGTGCCCGACGTGCAACGGCAACGGTGAAATTGACAACATGGTTCGCGTTGCCTTGCGGGTTCCGTCCCCCAAGATCGACGTGTTGAAGGACTTGCTCGACGAGTGTGATGAGCAGGGCCGCATCGTAATCTTCGCCGGGTTCACCGGGGCTATCGACCAGTGCTGCGAGTTGGCACAGAAAGAAAACTGGACCGTCATTCGAGTTGACGGGCGCGGCTGGTCGGTCATTGGACCGGACGGTTCACCGATCAAGCGGGACGCCCTCGACTTATGGGCGGACTTATCAGACACCGAGGAAACACGCCGGGTGGCGTTTATAGCGCACCCTGGCAGCGGTGGCGTCGGGTTGACGCTTACCGAATCGTCAATGGTCGTGTTCTACTCCAACGACTTCAATCCAGAGTATCGTGCGCAGGCCGAAGATCGTATCCATCGGCCCGGCATGGACTATGCGAAGGGAGCAACCATTGTGGATATTTTTCACCTGCCGTCTGATGACCGGGTGTACGAAATCCTCAAGGACAATCGCCGCCTCGAACTTATGTCGATGGGCGAGTTTAGGAATGTTCTCGACGTGGTTAACACGGATTACGACTATTGACAAAACCGAGCGTATCGGTTATAATAATGGTATAGGCCCAAAAGGAACCCACGATGCCCAAACCCGTTCAAGTACCCGACCCGGCATTAGCCGCTCACCTTTACGCTCTTGCAGCCACCGGCTTTAAGGGCACGACCACCGAACTATCCAGTGCGTTAGGGTACGGCACAATGTCGCCCACGTCCGCTGGTCAGTTTGCCGCTCGCGTGCGGGCGAACGCCGAAGTCTTGGCGAATCTCAAGGTGGTTATCACCTTTGTCGCTAAGGGCAACAATAAATACATCACAGTCGAGAAGGCAAAGGGCTATCGCAGCAAGGCCCCTGATTTCGCGGTCGCTTCCGACCAGCCGACGCCAGCCGCCGTGAAGGGGAGCAGCGAGGGCTTCGACCCGACCGATACGCGAGTCGTGGAGTTGGAGTCGGACATTGTTCACTACAAGTCGGAGTTGCGGCAGACAAAGGCGGCACTGTCCGCTGCGAGCCGGGAACACGGCTTGTTCAAAGCCATCGTGTCGGAGTTGGAGCCACGCATCGTGGCGATGAATGGCCTGCCGCCACAGCGCCCGGTCGGCCTCCCGACCCGCGACCTGATTGACGAGCATCTTGTCATTCACCTTTCTGACGGGCATCACGATCAAGTAGTACACCCGCACGAATGCGGTGGTCTTGAGAATTACAACTTTTGGGTGTCATGCCGTCGAGCCGAGAACTACGTCGATTCAATTCTAAGGTGGACGCAGACGACCCTCAGCAACTTCCGCTTTCATCGAGCAACCATCCTGGCCTACGGCGACCATACCAGCGGCGAGATTCATGGAGCGGTCGAGCGGTCCACCTTCCGCAATCAATTCCGCAACTCGCTTGCCATCGGCCAACTGCACGCCCTGATGATTCGGGACATTGCAGCCTTCATCCCGGTCGTGGACATTGTGTACGTCCCCGGCAACCACGGTCGTCGGTCGCAGAAGAAAGACTATCACGGTGCATGGAACAATTGGGACTATCTCGTTGCCGAGACAGCCCGCATGTACTGCCGTGATCTTGAGAACGTGTCCTTCAACATTCCCGACGCCTTCGCTGCGAACGTGGTCATTGAAGGCATCGGCTTCCAGATTGCCCACGGCGACGACATTAACTCGTCGATGGGCATTCCGTGGTACGGCCTACAGCGGCGTGCTGGCCGACTGATGGCTCTCAATTATACCGCGAGCCAGTCCGCTCGCGTCCGATACTTCGTGTGCGGCCACTTCCACAAGCCGGGTAACATCGGTGACATGGACGGCGAGTTGATTGTTAACGGACCTTGGCCCGCCACCGATGCTTACTGTTTCAATCGCTTCTCTGGCTTCACCGAGCCTCAACAACTAATCCACGGCGTCAACGAGAAGTACGGCGTGACTTGGCGACTGCCGGTGAAGCTGCGGTCGGCTGACGAATTGGCCGGGCCGAAGCGGTACAAGATCGACCTTTCCTCAGAGGAAGGATTGGTTCAGGAAATGAGCGGTGCAGAATGAGTACCTTGGATTACGAGAAGTGGCGTCAGCGGCAGTTTCAGTTGGATGCGAAAGACCGCCTCGACGCCTGGGACGAGTTGCACTTCGACGTGCTGAAACCAACCTTCGTCCCTGCTCCTGTGCATGAGCAACTTTTCGTATCGGAAGGTGAGTATCGACGAGACGCCTACGTGAACCGGGGTAAGTAACGTGTATCGCTTCAACAAGCCGCTGCATCAATTCGCGTCCGAGTTGGACTTGAAGGTGTTTTCTCGTAAGCTGTTTGCTGACCCGTTCAACTTGTACAATATCGTGCCGCTGCTGATCGACACGGAAGGCAATCTTTACCAGACGAAGAACCCGCTGATCGTTATTGACCGAACGCCCGGCCAACCGGCGAAGCTGTGCATCTACACGAAATCGCCAGCAACGCGAGCCTTGCGAATAGTTGGGCAAGTCACGGCGGTTCGAGACGCCTACGATTACTTGCCGCCGCAGTACGAAACTCGGCCAAGGGTGGACGGTGAGGGAACATATCAGGCCCGGCTGGACCAGTACCTTGAAATCACACGTTCACGCTTTGATAGCCCACTCGCGGTCATGGCGGGCGACTCCCTGATTCCTCATGTAACACTCTACGTCAATCCTGATTATGGTCTTTGAACTTTTCCCGACATGGCTTAACTGCGGGCTGCTATCCCTGATATGGGTGGCAGCCTTGTTCTATTTGGGCCAGTCGAAGTGTGCTTTCGTTCGGTTGGCGTGCGCCCTGCTTACTGTGGCCGGGGCTATTGGGTTCGGCTTCTATTACGGGCTGTACTACGGATGCCTAAGCTAAGCAATGAATACAAAATCATCGACGTTCCTGCGGAACTTGTGTATGTCGATTCCGACTGGAACAGCCGTGGAGATTTCACGGAGCAGTCGATTCTTGAGTTGGCTCAAGAAATCGAAGCGGACGAGCTACAAACGCCGCCACAAGTACAACCGGCAAGCGACGTGCTGGCCGGTTTACCAGCCCCGTTTCAGTACCGGCTCATTGTCGGCTTTCGACGGTTCGCCGCTGTCACCCGCGTACTTGGGTGGAAAGTTGTTCCTGCCTTTCTCGTCACCGGATTAAGCGAGCAGGAAGCCCGCGAACGGAATCTAATCGAGAATATCGAGCGGGTTGACTTGACGGTGATGCAACAAGCCACCGCCATATCCAAAATGTTCCCGGCAGGTACGTCCGCCAGCGAAATTTGCCGCCGCCTAAAGAAATCGAAGGGATGGGTACATTTGCGGCTAGCGCTGGTGCAGATGCCCAAAGAAATTCAGGATGCTGCTATATCCCGCGAATTGGAAGCTGGCGATATTATGCGGCTGTCACGTCTGCCGCCCGAAGAACAACTACGCAAGCTGCGGGAGTTTCGGGAGTTTGCCAAGAACTACGTCTCGCCAAAGACACACCACAGGCGATTGCGGCCACGGATGGATATGATGGATGGGAAGGGCCGAAAGAGCCGGGCGGAAATGCTGGCTAAGATGGTTGAGATAACTGACCAGATTGGAGAAGGCCCCTGGACTTGGGCGTTAGCCTGGGCCGCTGGCAAACTTTCCGAAAAGGACTTGGATTCCGCTATTGACAATTGTGCCGACCTGTGGTATAATAAAACTGATGGGACTAATGACTGAACACGAACCAGCCGACAATCGAAAGTTGGACGCCTGGAAAGAGTTGGCCGACGCACAAAGCAACCTGCTTGTGTGCTACCGACTGAATCGCAGACCGACCGAGAGGCTGCTTGACCGGCTGCAACGGGCCAAAGACGTGCTGCGGGAATTGGGAGAGTTTGCACGATGAAACGAATCTGGCTTGATTCCGAAACGTGCGGCTTGTACGGCCTGCCTGTGATTCTACAGTACAAGGTAGAAGGCGGCGAGATTGTGCTGTATGAAATCTGGAAGCACACCGTTGGTGAAACCCTTGACCTTATCGAGTGGATTTGCGAGCATGGTGTCGTTGGATTCAATCTGGTGTTTGACTGGTTCCATATCTGCAAGACTTACACCATCTTGCGGCAATTCCCACGCCACCTGATTCCAGAGAACATCATCAACGATATTGGCGAAGCTGAGGCGACGGGCCGCGATGGGCCGTGCGTGAAGCCTGCGTCCGCCTTGGACCTTTTGCTTTACTCTCGCAAAGGCCCGTACCAATCCCTCATGGCACGCGAGGATATTCGCATCCGGCGTGTGCCAACCGTACTGGCGTACCAACTCGCCGAGGAACTTGAGCAGCGTGTCGAAATCGACGGCATCTACTTCGCTCGCCGACACGACAAGTCTGCCCCTCGCTGGAACGTGTACGACATTCCGAACATCGACCGGACGGGCATCAATCCCGACTTCAAGGATATTGTTCTCAAGTTTCATCCGGCAGGCGGTTTGAAGTTTCTGGCGGAACACGCTTTGGGCATTAAAGACACCACGCACTTCTCGGAAATCGAAGTTGACCGCAAGCACTTGCCGATTGAGTTAGGCTACGCCCCGTACTGCACCGCCATTAGCGAGCGGTCGGATACATGGAACGTGTATGACAACGACGGCGTGTTTAAGGGCCGCACTTGGCCCGGCAAGATCAAATATCATATCGAACATTGGGCCACGCATGAGAAGGCCCGCGAGTACGCCCGTAAGGACGTTGTGTACACCGAGGGACTGGACCGGCATTGGGGTTCGCCCGAACTTGGCGACGACGACAGCGTGTTAGCCTGCATGGTCGCCGCCGTCCGTTGGCGTGGCTTCAATATCGACATTGAAGGCTTGAAGGAATTGCGGACTTCCGCTTCTCGCCGGACTGTGGGCAAGCCGCTCTCGCCCGGTGATGCGCGGGCCTACCTGCGGGAAGTCATGGACGAGTCCGAGTTTACGACGACCATTCGAGACACGACCGGCAAGGTCATGCTGGAAAAGATTGCTCACTGGCCGTGCGACTGCTGCTACGATAACACCGGCAAGACTTGCCCGCCCCAAGCCGACTGCGAGTTATGCGGTGGCACTGGCAAGCACAAGGCAGCCGAGCGGGCCAGCGAAGTGCTGGATGGTCGTAAGGCTGTAAAGGAAGTCGAGCTATACGACAAGCTGCTGACGGCGGGCCGCTTCCATGCGAGTCTCAACGTCATTGGTACGCTCTCGTCCCGTATGTCTGGTGCTGACGGATTGAACCCGCAAGGCATCAAACGCGAGGCATGGGTGCGTGGTCGCTTCCCGCTCGCGGGCGAGGGGTACATTCTGTGCGGCGGTGACTTTAGCAGCTTCGAGGTTACGCTGGCTGACGCCTGCTACAACGACCCGCAACTCCGCAAGGACTTGGAAACGGGCCGGAAGATTCACGCTGAAATGGCAGCGTTCCTGTACGGGCATACATACGAAGAAATTGTCAATGGCGTTAAGGCCGAAGCCGCCGCTGCGGCAGCCGAGGAAGCTGCGGCCAAAGCCGAGGGGCGGGACATGAGGCCCACGCCCTCGACATTCACGACGTACTACTCGAACGGTAAGCAAGCGGTGTTCGCCTTGATTTACGGCGGCGACTACGGCACGATTAGTCGAAAGCTAGGCGTCGATGGGGTGACGGCAGAGAAGGCGTACATCGCGTTCCTCAACCGCTACCCGATGATTGCTGTCGCCCGCAAGAAAATCTTTGATATGTTTTGCTCGATGCGGCAGGACGGGGGCATCGGAACGGAGATTACTTGGCAAGACCCGGCTGATTACGTCGAGTCTCTGCTTGGCTTCCGCCGCTATTTCACGCTCGAAAACAAAATCTGCGCGGTGCTGTTCCAGTTGGCGCAGAACCCGCCAGAGTCTTTCCGAAAATGTACCTTAAAGGTGATGCGACGTGACCGCGTACAAACTGCTAGTGGCGCTACGGCGTCTGCAATCTATGGAGCAGCGTTCCAGATTCAGGCTGCCGCGATGCGGGCCGCAGCCAACCATGTCATTCAGTCAGGTGGAGCAGAGATTACGAAGCACGTCGAGCGCAATGTTTGGGATTTGCAGCCCGTTGGTATCGGCGAGTGGATTGTTGCACCGCTTAACGTGCATGACGAAATCCTGTCGGTGACGAAGCCGGAATATGCAGACGAAGTGGACAGCATCGTTAAGTCCACCGTCGAATCCTATCGCCCCAAGGTTCCGTTGATCGGTATATCGTGGGGCAAGAACCTTTCATCCTGGGCGGATACTCACTGATGTACATGGACGAACAAGCTGCCGTGCAGATGAAAATTATCCGCTTCATAATGCTGGCGGATAATTACTGCACGCGCATCGGCCAGGATATTCCACTGGCCCCGGCAGAAGCATTAGCGTACAAATCCATTTGTGACTTCATGCGTTCGCACGCGCGAATGATGGAGTTGCATACACTCATTGCCATCAACAGACTTGAAAGGGAACTTTATGGCGAACAACCCCCGCTCGAACGCCGCGACGACCAGCCTTCGCGGAGAGTGGCTGAGCGCTCTGACGGACAAGCAAATCCGAGCGCTCGCAAGCCAGAGGAAGATGACGGATTGGGCGACAGCCCCGGTGGTGTCCCTTGTGGGTAGGCTGCTCACAATCGAGAACATCATGGAGCCAGTGCGGGCATGAACCCATTTCGCTTCCGTAATCGCCACGGACCAGAGTGGCATATTCAGCAAATGCTCATTGAGTATTTGTCTGTGCGGGAGTGGTGCGTTGAAGTCACCAACGGTAATATCTATCAGGTCGGGTTCCCCGACCTGTATCTTGCGCACGCCAAGTATGGGACTCGATGGGTTGACGTTAAGAACCCGGAGCGGTACACGTTCACTCCCGCACAACGAATCAAGTGGCCGCTGTGGGACAGCTTCGGTGTAGGGATTTGGATTTTGACCGCCGCGAACAAGGACGAGTACGACAAGCTATTCGGCCCGCCCAATTGGAAGTCGTACTGGAAAGACAAGTGGACCGAGGATGCTAAGCGGGCCAAGAATCTTGTGGAGGATTTGAATAGTGCCGACGATTAAACCCTGGCCCCATATCGCGCTTAGGAAGTCCCCGGTAGCTTGGGGCTGCCTGCCGACTTCGTTCTCAATGGCGACCGGCATCCCGTATGAAGAATGGGTTGCCGCCATTGGACACGATGGCAGCCAAATCATATTCGAGTACCTGCCCGACCCGACACGTCGGCGTGGCTTCCACCCGCAAGAGTTGATTCGGGCCGCGCTTGGCTTTGGTATCTCGGTCACGGAATTGCAAATCAACCCCATCACGACCACGGATGGACGCAATATGTTCCCCATAATCTACAAGGACGGGAACGTGGCAGCGTTTATGGACATGCTGAGGGGCCAGCGAGCGGTTATAGCGGGTATAACGAATGTAGGAATTGGTCATGCCTGCGCGTTCGATGGCGACCTATGGCTGCGCTTCGATTCCGCCTGTAACGAGCCTGTACCACTTTGGGATGGTACGTTTACACCTTCCTACGCATATCTTCTACACCATTTGACAGATTCCGAGAAGGTGGTATAATTGAGCAATGGGTTTCACTAAGATACAAGCCGTGTCCTTCCAGCACCCTTTGTGGGCTGAGACGATTTCACTCAGCGAGGAAGATACCGTTGAGTTAATCGAGCGGCATCGTAAGGGCCGGAAGTTGGCGGGACAGCAATTAGTGAAAGGCCACTTGGCCCTCGCCCTCACGATTGTCGGGCAATACGTCGCGCTATTCAAGAGCCGGCGATTTGTTGACGACTTTGTGAGCGCCGCTATGGTCGGGCTGGCCGATGGGGTGGAGAAGCTACGCGAACCGCCAGACGGAAACGACAATCCGCAGGCCATTATCGCAGCCTTCATACACCGGGCTATTACGGATTACATCGAGTCATTGCCGACTGTTAAAGTCCCAAGCCGCTCAGAACGGCGAGGCAAGGCAATACCAACTCGCGTGTATGACGATGCCGAAAACGAAAGGCTGATTGACTCCGGCGTGCTGGAAGAAATTAGCCCTGTCGAAGAAATGATCGACAGCGTAGTACAATCAGAACTTGAAGCTAACATTGTTAGGCTTCGAGTCGAAGGCTATACCGACGACGAGATTGGAGCGGAGTTAGGTTATAGCCGACAGACGGTGCAAGTGATACGGCAGGATTTGCATGAACGCCTGAAAGTCCTTCTGCCGGAAAGGAAGCCACAATGAAACCGAAACGACGCAGGCCGTCCAAACGGGCGCAGCGAGTGAGCGTTATGCTTGGCTTAGTGCCAATCCAACGCCCCAAGTCTGACCCAATTCGACGCAAAGCCGAGCAGCTTCGCCCCGTTGTCAAGAGAAAATAATCTCTTGACAGCGGCGGGTAATGGTGTATAATTCAGATATGCCAAGCGAACAAACACTCGAATTTACAATCCAACATAACCCTGCTTGGGAGGAAGCCAGAAATGCGTTTCAGGCTCAAGCCCAAACCCTCGCCGAAGCAGCACGCGCATATCGCGGCTTCTCGAATTCGTGGGGCAATTGGTCAGATTTAGACCGCGAGGAACAAATGCCACAGCCGGTAGCCAATGCTCACACAATTACCTTTACGTCGGCCCGATCTGTTCGCGGCACGCAACAGGCGGCGGCGGTTCTGCGAACCTTCTCTATTGAGAAAGCTGAACAAGCGCTGTATAATCAGGGCTACACCCAATGCCAGATTCTCTACGAGATTCCTGGCCCGTACACGGATGCCGCAACTGTCGGGGCGGTTGAAGTATTCCTTGAGGATGGCGTGCAAGATGGGCAGCGGAGAATTTTCACGTTTAGGGTTCGGTCGGGCGAGTTGATGGTTCACCGGATGCTGACCGAAGCAGAGTACACTCACGAATTGCGGCGGCATAGAGGCAGCACGGAACACTTTTACGCTGCACAAGTTGATGGGCGTCGTCGTCTGTCGGCGAAGTTGCTGTCTGGCGGTGCGGAGCAATACCAATTGCTGCTCGCTATCGCGGACGATGACACGTTGCGACAGGCTATGACCAGCAAGGAATTCAGGCGGGCAATGGCTACGCCGGAAATGCGAGCCAGAGCCGCTTCGGCTCGAATGGATGGCGTGCGTGATGCCCGCCGACGCACCGTGCCTCAGTGCGGAACATCAGCACCCGATAGCGACCGTGGACAGCGTGCGGCTAATGCCGTGCAGCGCCGCCCACGACGCAGCCGCCCGGAATTTCCTGGCCCTCGACGGCAAGCCGAAGATCGTACCGCCCGTTTGAGGGTGGGCGGTGTGGTCCCGTCCGAGCGCCTGCAAGTCCGTGGTGGTGACGTGGCAATGACCTTCATCGACGAAGAAAGCACAAGGTTCTAATCAATGTCAGCGTTCCTTCAACTAGCACACAAATACGAAGCCGACCGATACGAAGTGGCGGGGTGGTACGCCAGCGAGAAGCTGGATGGCACACGCTGCTTTTGGGACGGCGGACTGACCCGCGACCGGGCGACTCCCGCTGTGCCGTGGGCCAATCTTGACAAGTCATATAAGCCGGTGGCGACGGGTCTGTGGTCCCGCTACGGCAACGTGATTGCAGCACCGGACTGGTTCTTGAACCAGCTTCCTTGCTTTCCTCTCGACGGCGAACTATACGCCAACTCTCTTGAGGAAGGCCGGTCGGTACTCGGCGAACACGAAGCTGACCCGGAAGCGTGGAAGGCGGTAAGCTATGCCGTCTTTGATTCGCCACCGTTGCCTTCGGTGTTCAAGACACGCCGAATCAACGACCCCAACTTCCAGAAGAATATCAGCTTCTCGGATATTGAGGCTTGGATGAAGAATTCGATTGACGACTCCATCCTGGCCGAGTATGTATCGACGCCGCCCGAAGCGACGTTCGAGGAAACGCTGGTGTTTCTCAACGAGAATCTTGAATCCGAGGGGCGCATCTATTTGCACCATCAGACGAAGCTGGACCTTGACGAAGAACGGGCACGCAAGCAACTCGATGGGCTGTTCCGCAAAGTCACGTCGGCTGGCGGCGAGGGGCTGGTTGTTCGTCACCCGCACACTTGCTACGAGCCGAAGCGGAGCCGCAACGTCCTAAAGTACAAGCCACTCGACGACGCCGAAGGCGTACTGGTCGGCTTCACGTCGGGCCGCAAGACGGGTAAGGGGTCGAAGCACCTGGGCAAGATCGGTGCGCTCATCCTAGACTACGGCGGGAAGCGGCTGGAACTTTCCGGCCTGAACGATGCCGAACGAGAGTTTGCCACGCCCGCAATGACGGCGTTCGCCTCTGAGCATCCTGGGGTTGACATGCCTGCCGATTTCCTTGGCAAGCATTTCAAACTAGGACAACAAATCACGTTCACCTATTGTGGCCGGTTCACGAACAAGGGTCTGCCTAAAGAGGCCCGCTACTTTCGAGTGAGGGCCGAGGAATGACAGTCCTGCTATTCTATCAAGAGCTAACGCACGACGGGCCGACTGGCTTTTACGAAGCCCCGGACGATATGGTTGTGCGGCTAATCAACGACTGGATGAAGGCGTGGCCTTACGGTAAGGTCGTCGCCATGACTCAACCCACGTTCCGACAGACCGTTTGGTATCGGTCGTTTGTCGAAAAGGGTTGGGGCGTTATGACTTATACCCCGGAGAGCAACAATGTCAGCAACTCGCCAGCAAGTGTATGAAGCAATCGACACAGAGCGTGCGTATCAGGACTATCGGTGGGGTAGTGACGCCGGCCACCGTAAGGGTCGAACGATTGATGAATTCGCCCTGTACCTAGACGTGTACGTGGGTAAGTTGAAAGTGCTTGCCGCCACAACCGGCGATAAAGAGCAAGTGACAGAGAAGTGCGATTTGCTGAGAAAGATAGCGGCCCTTGGGGTGTCTGCTATGGAACACCACGGAGCGCCACAGCGCGCGGGATTTGAGAACCATGCAGTTTGACATTCTTAGCTACGACCCGGAAGGCACGCCGCCGTCGCTGTGTATTTCATACGACGGTTCGGACCAGTGCCACTACGTTCACAAGGACTATCCCGGCCCTTGTCGGACGCTAGTACGGCTCTGCCTGCTGCGATTGTATGACAGCGATTTGCTAGTCTCCACACACGCAATCCAGTGCTTCCAAGAATTGCAAGCGTTGGGCAGGCCCAATCCGAACGGAACAATTTACTTGCGTCACAATCCTGCTGCAACGTCGCTGCTCGATGCGCTAAGTCGCTTCGCGCGGGATAGCGGCCCGACTCTCTACACCCCTCAATTCCCGGAGTGACAATGCTTTGGATTGCCAACATTCTGATCGTCCTTGGCTTGTGGCTCATTGGCTACAAGTGGCGTAACGCCTTCCTGTTCAGCATCGCGGGCGAAGCGCTATACACACTGGTAGCTTGGGAAACCGGCCAGACCGAACTATGCTTTATCTGCGTCGTGTTCTGCCTGCTGGCTTTCCGTAACTGGTGGCTGTGGGGTAAGAAATGAGATTCTACTTCGACACTGAGTTTCTGGATGATGGCAAGTCCATCGACTTAATCAGTATCGGCATCGTCAATCAAGACGGGAAAGAATACTATGCTGTCTCTGGCGAGTTTGATGAAAGCCGGGCAACTGATTGGCTACGCAGTCGCGTTCTTGCTCATATACCGAGCCGACTGGTCCGTAAATCAAGGGCGGTAATAGCCGCCGAAGTGTCGGATTTCCTGCACGGTCCTGGCCTATGGGACAAGGCGGAATCGCCGGAGATTTGGGGCTGGTATCCGGCCTACGATTGGGTGGCGCTGTGCCAGCTTTACGGCCCAATGATCGGGCGACCGGCCCACTTCCCCAAGCGGCCTTTGGACTTGCGGCAAGAGCTAGACCGTGACCCGGCCTTTATTCGACCCAAGCAGGATGGTACAAAGCATAATGCCCTGGAAGATGCCAAGTGGGTCAAAGCCTGTCACGAAGCCTGGGTGGACGCCCTGCGATACAAGGGGCCTTGGGGTGAGACTCAGCAGTTTCCTAGCTACGTCCCCCTGGGAGCGGGGTCGGACAACCCGCTTACCCACGTACCGCGCGGGGCACAAGGATTGTAGGGAATAGGTATTGACAAGATCGACTGTATCGGCTATAATAAGGATATAGCCTTTACCGGAGCCATTTAATGCGAAAGCCGAAGTTCCTCAGTCCGTCGTCGTTGGGTCGTTTCGAGGAAAATCGAGACGAATTCTATTTGACATATCTCTGTGAGAATCGCCCGCCGAAGATTCCGCAGACGCCCCCAATGAGTGTGGGGTCGGCCTTCGATGCCTACTGCAAGTCGGAGTTGTATTGGAGGGCCTTTGCCCGGCGTGACGAGAAGTACACGTTCGATTACCTGTTCACCCGGTCGGTCGAGCCGCACAATCGGGACTTCGCGGTTGACGCCGGGAAGTATATCTTCGACTCCTACGTTCAATCCGGTGCGTTCGCGGCTCTTGACGCTTTGCTGCAAGAGAGCGACCGTCCGCCGCAATTCGAGTTTGAGATTGAGCAAGTGATCGACGGCGTGCCGCTGCTTGGCAAGCCAGACTGCCGATTCTTCCACAAGTGCGGCGTTCACGTCATTTTCGATTGGAAAGTCAATGGCTACTGCTCCAAGTATCCGACGAGTCCCTGCAAGTATTATTCACTGGTTGCGGACGGCTGGACCGCTGACCGTGCGAAGCCGAGTCGAGGGGCAGGCAACCCCCATCCCGAATACCGGGCGGTCGATCATCGCGGCCTCACAATCCACGAAGGCTTCCTTGAAGAAAGCAATATCGAGTGGGCCGATCAACTATCGACCTACGCCTGGATGCTTGGCGAGCCTGTAGGCGACGAGAACGTGGTTATGGCTGTTCACCAAATCGTTGCCAAGCCGGTCGCAGACCAGCAGCCGTTGCTGCGTGTTGCCGCCTTCTCCGCCCGCGTGTCGGGCGCTTGGCAGCGTGGACTTAGCCAGCGGTATCAAGCCGCTTGGAAAGCAATCGAGAACAATCATATCTTCACCGACTTGACGGTTGAGGAAAGCCGTGAGCGATGCGAGTTGCTGGACGCTCAAGCCTCAGCCATCACGCAGGACACTCCCGAAGGCCGATACTTCCTTGAAGTCACCCGATGATTCCTGGCGACACGATGTTCCGAATGGTTTATCGGGCTATTCACACGGAAGGCCCGAAGCCGACACCACTTCCGAATAGGACTAAAACCGGCGTGAACGAAGAAAAGATCATTGCGGCTTGGGAGAATCAGAAGCATCGTGGCAGTATTGACGGGCTGTTGCCGATTGCCGTTTACGGCGAAGCCGAGAATCCTAGCTGCGGGGACGTGGTGAAACTTGACATTCTCCCGACCGATGGTATAATTGTGGATGCAAGGCATAGTGGCCGTGCGTGCGTGCTGTGCGAAGCCGGAGCGGAAATGCTCTGTGAGTCCTTGATCGGCAAGTCGCTCGCTCAAGTGGCCCGGCTGACGCCCGCCGACATGCTGGCCCTGTACGAAGGCACGCCAATCCCGGTGCGCCTGGGTTGCTGCCTACTTCCATTGAAGGCGCTAAAACAATGCTTCGAGTGACTACCGAAACCGGGTCGATTTACGAAGTTGACCTAGTACATTTACGTGCCCGGCGTGTGACCGGGGACGCCTCAACTGTGTCCAAGAATGCGGCTGACGGCGAGTGGCGTAACTTCATCCGAATTGATGGGCCGGTTGTTGGGGAGCGGCTCAATATCTTTTGGGATGGAAAGTTGTTCGGGAAGGCCCGGTCAACGTCGCCCGTAGTGAGCATTGAGAACACGAATGAACCCGTTGCAATGGTGGAAAACTAACGTGAGTTTGCACTTACGAAATGCTGAACCGCAAGACACTGTTCATTTGATGCAGATTGATGTAAAGGGCTACGACAACGCTTGGGACTTGGAAGATTGGCGTAAACTCGCCAATGACCCGGCTCAAAACGCAATCTGTATTACGAGACATTCCCTTCCCATCGCCTTCACTGCCTATGAGATTGATGGCAGCCAGTTAAAAGTGCTGCGATTGTCAGTCACGCCAAAGTATCGGCGACAAGGCTTAGGCAAGTCGATGGTGGGATGGATTGACCGTTTGATGCGAGACAAGCGCATGAAGCGGGCAACGTGCATCGTTCCCATTAACAACCTTATCGCGTGCAACTTCCTGAAAGCAACCGGCTGGAAGGTTCCGCCCAAGGGCGGCATCATGCAGGCAGCGTTTGATGATTGCGGTACGCCGATTGAGGGCCTTTTCTTCATAAAGGAAGCACCACCATGATTCGCTACCCCTAACTCGCGTCCGATCAACCGTTCAACTAATCGGAGATACCAATGAAGTACGTGATTCCAACCGTGTTGATGCTCGCTCCATTGTGTCCGCACACCGGACTGTCTGGCTTCACCGCTTTCGCGGTGTTCGCAGTCGGCGTTGTATTCGGCCTGATGGCATACGGCAAAGACGATATGCCCTACATTGTAGGCTAAGCCGAGGATTACATGGCAGACAATCAACAACAGCCAAACAACAAAGAGTCCGCAATCGCGGCCTTCAATGCTTTGAAGGACGCAGACGTTTCCCGCCACCTACTCACGGCGACTGGCGAAGTGTGCCAAGCGTTAGGGGTGACGGTCAAACAAGACGTGCAACTTTATGACGCTAACACACGCTCGCCTGCGGCGTTAGTCGTTGCAATCAGGCGGCTTACGATGGTATTAACGGCCATTGTAAACCGCGAGCAAGTCCCGCCCGCAATGTTGCTGGCGGCGTTCGGTAAACAATCCCTTGAATCGAAGGAACCCACGAATGAAGCTGATTCTCACTAGCATCGCAGCTACCGTAGTTGCGCTGGCACTGTCGGTTACGTCGGCCTTCGGCCAGGGCGGTCCCACCGCCCCGACCACTGGCGGCGTCGTACAAACTTTGCAAGACACGTCGGTAACAATCCGCGCTGGCCGCTCGCAAGGCTCAGGCACGTTGTTCACCCGCAAGCTGGACGGCGGCGATACCGTCACGTTCGTCTGGACGGCGGCACACGTTGTTGACGGCTTGAAGAAAACCCGTAGCGTCATTGACCCGGATAGCGGCACGCCCCGCCTGTTGGTCGAATTCGAGGATGCCGAAGTGGTCCGCGAATTCACCGAGGAAGGCCGACGCATCGGCGAAATGAAGTTCAACGCCCGCGTGGTTCGCTATAGCAACGCGAGTCAAGGCGAGGATTTGGCGCTGCTTCTCATTCGGCGTAAGAACTACGTCGGCGAGAACATTACGACCAGCTTCTATCTGGACGAAGCCATCCCGCCAATTGGCACTGAGTTGTACCACGTCGGCAGTCTCTTGGGCCAAGTCGGTAGCAACTCGTTGACTACAGGCGTTGTGTCCCAAATCGGTCGCGTGCTAGACCTGGGAGCCAACGGCGTCATCTTCGACCAGACTACCGTGACTGCCTTTCCCGGTTCGTCTGGTGGCGGCGTGTTTCTCAAGAGCGACGGTCGATACGTCGGCATGTTGGTTCGTGGTGCTGGCGAGCAATTCAACTTCACGGTCCCTGCCCGCCGCCTAGTCGGTTGGGCCAAGAAAACCGGAGTTGAGTGGGCCATTAACCCCGAAGTCAAGCTGCCGTCTCTGGACGAGATTTCCAAGATCAAGGTTGAGGATACGGGAGCCACGTTCAAGGCTGCCGCTGCGGATAGGAAACCCGCACACGGCGACTCGGACGAGGAAGCCTATCCCTTCCTGATCGGTCAGACACCGGAAGCAATCGCCTTCGAGAAGGGTTTTGCTGCCGGAGTCATTAACAACAATCAGAAGCCGACGCCTGCTGGCGGTTCGATTCTGCGTTCGCTGTTTACGAAGTAAGCGCTGCCCGGTGTGTGCTGTAGGCCCCTGGCTTCGGCCAGGGGCCTCCCCTTTTGGAGAAACAAATGTTACGAGTGTTCAATGCCTTTCAGATTACGACGCTGTTTGCGTCGATGCCGTACCTGATCGCATGGCTTTACGGGAATCCGTTTCCGTTCAGTCTTGCGGCCTTTTACACCGCGATAGTGGCGTACATCGTTCTGTACATCTGGCATATCGCGGCGCTCGCCGACACCTTTGGAGATTGGAAGTTCTAAGCCATGAGCGCACTGTTCGAGAAAACCTTTGTCCTGTTGAAGCCGGACGCCATCGAGCGTGGCCTGATGCTGCCGCTACTCAGCGAGCTATGCTTCTCGCCCGTCAAGGCCCGGCTGTTCACCCCGTTCCGGGATATTTGGGGCTTCCATTATCAGGAACACAAGGGCAAGGACTTCTACGAGCGACTGGTCGCGCATATGAGCAGCGGCCAAGTGTTTGCCATGATTGTCGGCGGTGTTGATGCTGTCCATTTGGCCCGCGAGCGAGCATTGTCGCTGCGGGCGAAGTACGGCGGCGTCGGCCCTCGCAATCTCATTCACACGTCCGATGGTGTGGAGTCCGCCCGCTACGAAGTCAATCTTTGGGAGCCGAATCTGTGAAACTCTACCGTCGCTATATAAACGAATCGTATCTTGAAGCCTCACGGATGGTGGTTGAGCGGCCTTTGCTGCTTGGCTTCCTCGCGTGGCTCTGTGCCGCGTTTGTCGTTCCGTGTTGGCTTCTCTTTCAACTCTCAATCGCGCTTGCGTTCCTGCCGCTGTTCTTGCTCCGCAAGACCCGGCACGGTATTCAGCGCCTACGTGGAAAGGAATTGTCGTGAAGTACGCCTTACTTGCCCTCGCATTTCTGTGCGGCTGCGCCGCACAGGCCCGCCCTGCGGAAGCCGAACCAAAGACGATGGAGCATGTTCAGACGCTTGCTCCCAACGTCAGATATGAGGAAATGGACAAGCACCGGCAACGCAACATTCAGCTTGCAGCTATCGCTCAAGAGTTAGCCGAGCGAATGGCTACAAACAAGACGTTGTTGCATACAGACCTGCAACAGCACGTCAAGCTGTACGGTGTGCTGGCTGAGAACGTGGCCTTTGCTCAATCGCTTGACGGCGCTTACGCTATTTGGTTCCGTTCAAGCGAACACCTTGGCAACTATAACGGCCCATTCAAATACTACGGAATCGGCAAGGCCGATGGTATTGGTGGGACGTACTACTGCATCATTTACTCGTCGAGGATTCCGTGGTAAGATTCATTCTCGGCTTCCTCGCGGGTTGTGCGTTCACAGTCGCCGCCATCTATGCACTGGTTGCGTGGCTGGCGGCTAATGGATGGAATGGTATCCAATGAAAGATGACCGTTATCAATTCCAGCCGTGGTACATTAAGACGTACCGCTGGCTGCGCTACGTGCCGTTCTACTCCTGTTGGGGCCTGTATGCTGTGGGCCGCTGGTGGCTGTTCGATGGCACTATCGAGACAATCAATATGCGGGACGGCTATCCGGCGAATCAACCGCCGCCACCAAACCGCATCATTCCGCTGTTTGACAGCAAGTGGGAGCAGGCTGTGTCTATCTTCCGCCGCTTTAAGTCGATGGCGGGGATGAAGATGAAGCACTATTGGACGTTGCAGGAAGTCCTGACAGACGTTCGGAGCCGAATGAAGTGAGCAAGTACCGAGTCATTTGCGCCCGTGCAGAAGATGCGCTCCCGCTGGTCGGCGAGTTTGACACTTGCTTTGCAGACCCGCCAGACGGTATCAAGCTGAACTACGACGTGTTCAAGGACCGTTGGGCTAGTGATGCCGAGTACGCCGAGTGGCTGGTCGATACGACCGCCCGGCTGCTGGAAGTATCCAAGACCGTGTGGGTGTCGTACAACTCGCGGCACGACATTCGGTACAAGCATGAGCTAATCGAGAACCCCGACCCGGCGCTTAACAACGTCGAAATGAAGCCGTTTGTCCAGACCTTCACGTTCGGGCAATATCGTGGCGGGGACTGTGCCAACAATCACCGCCCTCTGCTGCGGCTGCGGCATAAGCGAGCGCCGCTCTATCCATCCAGAATCAAGGTTCCATCTTGGCGTCAATTGAACGGCGACAAGCGGGCCGCTAAAGGCGGGCGTGTGCCCGGCGACGTGTGGGACTTCCCGCGAGTGACCGGCAACAGCGCTCAGCGCCGGACTTGGCATCCAACACAGCTACACGAAGGGCTGGTTGATCGGGCGCTTAGGTTCACTACGCCGCGCGGCGGCAAAGTCCTTGACCCGTTCGGCGGCACAGGCACTACCCTGCGAGTCGCCAAGGCGCTTGGCTTCTCATGCACCCTGATTGAGCTAAGCAGGAACTATTGCCGCCGCATTTGCAAAGAGAATAACGTGCCCATGTACGAAGTCGTGGGCGGGAGGCTACGGCGATGCGAATAGTAGAGTGTGCGGACTGCGGCGAAGTGCATACCAACACTCCGCAATTCTACTTCGAGGGTATGCCAGCTTGCGCTTGGTGTATGAACGCCAAGGACCAAATCACTGACGAGCAGTTACACCGACTGCTGCGGGAGGCTGTCGATGCTCAGAGTAACCGTTGAGATATGGCCGTTTGGCTCGAAAGCCGCTAAGCGGACGCTTGGCGTGGCTGAGATTGCCAACGACGCCACCGGGTCAAAGACAAAGGGAAACTATAACTACCGGCTGTACGATGCCGGTGGCAAGTTGTGGAAGTCGGGGCGAGTCGAGGATTTTCCTCGCCAGTGCCTACTAGCCTTCGACTTGTTGTATCGGGCACTTAAAGACGCGATTGGAGAACGAAATGGCAACTGATGTTACTGGCCGCGAAATCAAGGTCGGCCAACGACTCGCGTATCCCGTTCGTAAGGGGTCGCGCATGTGGCTTTGCACCGCGCGTGTCGAGGGTATTGTGAATGGCGCAGGCGGCTACACCGTCCACGCCCGCAATCCCGAAGGCCGGTCGGTCAAGATTACGTCACTGGAACGCATCGTAATTCTGCCAGAAGGGACGCCGAAATGAGTTTCCCGCCCGTTGACTGCGACGGCACGCCGTTTCAATGCGGCGATAGCGTGCAGATTATAGAGGTTGAAGGGGAGAAATTCAAATTGCGGACTATGCAGGTTATAGGACTTGAGCAGTCCGGCGATATTTGGATACTCACCGGCTTGACACCCTATGGAACGCGGGTTACAATTAAAGGTGTCGAGCATGTCCGCAAATGCCGATTTGAGATTCCCCAACTACAGGAAGGCGTAGATGCTACTGCAAAGCAAGACGGGACCGATTAGCATTGGGGATGCCCTTGACGTGATTAGCGGTTTCGGCGAGGGCAAGGAACACGTCGAGTACGCCGGGCAATGGCGTACCGTTGACCAAATGCACCGGCTGTTCAGGGACTTAAACTCCCTGGACGCTCCTGCCGACAAGGTTCGCCTTTTGTTTTGGGGCGGGCCACCGGCACAAGAGCAATGGTACAAGGCGTCTTTGCGGACATTCATGCTTGACAAGGTGTTTCGTTTCGAGGCGTTCGAGACGAAGTGGGATATGCTCATTGACTTCATGCACGAAGTCCAGGGCAACAAACCAGTCAAGGTCGAAGCATGAATCCTATCGTTTGGACACACGGCTATTGGAAGGAACGCAAGGGCGGTCGGGCCAAAGTTTGGACTGGCAACCGGGGCGCTGACGAGACTTACGAGATAACTTTTCGTGAGGAATACTACGGCGTCACCGTGCCACCACCGCACTATCAAGCCAGCGTGAAACGCAAGCAGCCAAACGGCGACGTTTGGAGTTATTTTGTTGAACCACACAAGCGCTTTAAGACCTTGAAGGCCGCACAAGCCGCTTGTGAAAAACACAGGAAAGAAACATGCCTCTCTATGAATACGCCTGCAAGTGCGGGCACACAACGGAAGAACTCGAACCCACGCCGGGAGAAGATCGTAAATGCCCTGCGTGCGGGAAAGCCAAAGGACTCAAGCGAAGCATCAGCCAAGTCCGCAAGCCTCAACTTAGAGGCTCGCTTGTCCCGCAATACCCGTGGCGTGTCCGAAAAGGCCGAGGATACTAAGCTGACGTACAGCGAGTATCAGTCGATTCGACGGATGCTCGAAGGCACGCCGACAACCGTGGCTGGCGCTATGATGGCGCTCGGCATCCCCACTGGTAAAGCACCTATGCCAGAAGTTGAGGCGGTAATGGCCGACATGGGCCTATGTCGCTGCAACCATTGTGCGTGGTGGGTCGAGCATGGAAAGCTGCGTGATGGGTTTTGTCAAGACTGCCGCTTTTAGAGAGGAAACAAATGACTGTTATGCAAAGACTCGTTGAATGGTCCGCTGGCTACGCTGCCCAACAAATCAAACGTGTGTTCAAGAACCGGCTGAATCCGGCAGGGGAGTCGCGCGCTTGGGTTAAGGGCGAGACTGACTGGTTCTTTGCAGCGTCCCGCGTCCCGTATCCGTGCAAGCGAAACGACCTGATTCAAGGCTTCCTGGCCCCGGTGGTCGGCGGCTTTATCACCGACTTGGAGGCTGCCCTGGCGCAGCACCCGGACGAGAAGCTGACATTCTACCCCATCCCGAACGAGACTCTGTTTGAGTACAAGAGATTCTTTCGGGATACCGACTACAGCGCTCAGGCCGTTTGCGACGAAGTGATCGTCTTGGCGACCGGCAATTACATCGAAGGCCAACGGCGAATCTGGCTCAATATCCAGACGACACCGCTACTGGTCCGCGATTCCAACATTCTGATTCTTCCAGACAACCCGCAAGTGAAAGGACCGCCCGATGAAGTGGCAGCCGTATCTTAGTCTTGACATTGAAACGACCGGCCTAGACCCGGACACTTGCCAGATTATTGAAATTGGCGGCGTGTTCGATTTCCTTGACCGACCGCTCAAAGAGTGTCCGACGTTTCACACCTACGTTCGCCACAAGCTGTACGTCGGGGAGCCGTTCGCGCTTAACCTGAATGGCAAGATTCTTGGGCGCTTGGCCGAGACGCCGGAGGGTTTCAGCTACAACTGCGCCGACGACGTTGTGCCGGTCCTGGCGTCCTGGGTCAAGCAATGCGGGTGGGATATGAAGGCCAAGAGCCTGCTTATCGCGGGCAAGAACTTTGGTGGCTTCGACTTCGGCTTCCTGCGGCGCTTGAGCGGTTTTATGTCCACGATGAAATTCAAGTACCGCTTCCTAGACCCCGGTATGGCATATTTCGACCCGACGATTGATGAAGTCCCGCCAAGCCTAGCTGACTGCTTGCGACGGGCCGGACAACAGCACCAAATTACCCACGAAGCGGTTGCGGACGCTATCGCAGTAGCGACTTCGCTTCGATGCCGGTATGGTGTCCCGTTGTAACGACTGTAGGGATTATAGGGCCAAAGTCTGCACAACCCTGAATCCGCCAGCCTACCGCGAGCCATAGTGGTAGGGGAATTTAAGGCCCGGCGCTTGACGCCGGGCCTTTTTCGTTGTAGTATTGGTGTATGCAAACCTTCCTGCCAGTGCCCGATTTCCGCATGACTGCCGCCTCCCTGGACAAGCAACGCCTTGGGAAGCAGCGTAGCGAGGGGTATCAGATTCTTGAAATACTGATCGGCGTCCGCGCCGGGCCAAATCACCCTGTTATCGCGCAGTGGCGAGGGCATGAATACCAGCTTGCCATGTATATCTCCGCAATCTGCACCGAATGGCGGTGTCGCGGCTGCCTTGACAACGTGGAGTCGCGGGCGTACCAGTTGCTAGAGCGCCACGACATTATGCCAACCAGCACGGAGCCGCCGTGGTTAGGCGACAATGAATACCACCGCTCGCACCGCTCGCGGCTTTTGTTCAAGGGCCGGAAGGACGCCCTAGCAATTGCCGTCAAGGAAATGCTGCGGGCTGAGGGCATCCGTCTGGCGAATGGCAGGCGTGCTTGCGTCGAGGGGTGGCTGCTTGAGGATGGTCTGCCCGCTATGCGGGACGCTCAGCTTGAGGATATTGTCGAACTTGAGGAACGGGTACGCTCGCTTGGCTACGCCATCCCGCATAACTACTATCGTGCCTTCGATTGGGACGTGAACGACCGAGACGAAATCCCTTATGTTTGGCCGGGCCGGTTGACAACGGCGTAATCTGTGATAGGATTCTTTTATGAGCCGAATCTACCTGCCCTTCGATAACTACGCCGAGTGCGCTAAGTGCTTCACCCTCAAGCGGCTGACCAAACAGCGGCATGACGTGATGGAAGTTCTTTACATGCTCAGCGGACGCAATCATCCGACTCGCGGCGACCACTTCATGTATAACTCGCCGCCGAAGAAAGTTTGGCAGTATTGCCCGCTATCGTTGGTTGAGTATGGGCGGGCGTTGTGCGACGAGTATGAGGCCCGAACCGGCAAGCAAGACCCCATCCGAGACAGGCTGGACAACCGGGAAGATTGGTTTCGTCGGCGTGGCGGTCAAATGTCCCGCCGCACGACGCCGGACTTCCTCAAGCTGGACGCCATGCACAATTCGCACCGTGCGATTCTGGCCCGGCAAGACCCGGACCACTACGCCAAGTTTGGCTTTGAGCGTGACCCGGACGACGAGAAGGTATTTTACTGGCCCGTCGAGGAAGCCAAGGCGCAATATGAGCAAGGCGTTCGCTTGGAGTCCGACGAAGATTCGGACGAGCCGAATGACGACGGCAACGACGATTGGAACGACGACTACTGCGACTGCGAATCGTGCCAAGCTGCACGCGATGCGAGTATCGAATGATGACCTACATACAAAAAATACAGGGAGGCGGCAAGACGGTAGTGTATGAGCGTAAAGGCGATACGGCCCGCTTCCGCAAGACGATTGGCAATGACAGCTTTGAGTTGGAAATCAACGAAGCTGGAATTTACGCCACCGTCCGCATGTTCCGGGGCGACGTATGGTGTACCGAAAAGCTGTACGCCATGACGCCTACCGATGACGTTTTCTGGCTTTATGCCCGCGAAGCAGGCGGGCGTGGGGCCACCCAAGATAACAAGTTCCTGAAACAGCGAGCCATGCGATACCCGCAAGGCAGCAAAGTGAGGATGAAATGTACCTTGAGCCGCGAGAGCCGCAAGTCGTCCCCATCGCAAAGTACCGCATCGAGCTAGTCAACCATGCGGTCGGATGGGAATTTTACGGTATCCGCATGACGGAACTTAGCAACATGCTATGGTTCCTTGAACAGCGGTTTTACCAGTTAAAAGAGATTTACCAGCAGCGGATAGCGGAAGGCGGCGACCCGCTAGAACCGAGCATGGAAGTAAAGCTGATGGACCTGATTACCCTGTCTATCGGCTACTTCAACATCGCCATCCAGAACGATACGCCGCTGCCGCAGCCACCTATCGGCGGAGAGTTGGCAGTCCAAATTGGGGCGGGCGTGTTCCTTATTGTGTCAGTTTTCGCGGGCGGTGAGATTCCGACTTGCGGATTCGGAGAGTCGAGCTATAATTGAGCTATGGAAAATAACAACAGACTACCGTATCTCGTCACCGATTCGCTCTGCGTATCGACCGGGAGCTACGACAGTATCACCAACGCAATCAAAGCGGCGTACAGCCAGCTTCGCGGCACGACCTATCTAAAGGATGCTCGCACGATCAGCAAACTCGGTGAAGATGGCATATACGCTCCAATCGGTACGTACCAACTAATCAGCGGCCATATCAACTGGTCGATTGGAGTTGTGCGGCACTGGCGGGAGCGTATGAAGGAAGCCGGGGAGCCGCATTACTTGCAGGCGTATTACCAGACCTTTGACGTTTGCCCGAAATGTAAGGGCAACAAGGGTAAGATGGAGTACGTGTCAAGTTCGATGGGCTACATAGTGACGGAACAGTGCGGCTGGTGCAAGGGTGCGGGCAATTACGTTGCCCCGCCGCCCAATTCCTACCGGCTGGTCGTCCGTGAAATGATTTACAACGATACCGGCGCTGGAATGAAGCCGGTCGATATGGTGTTGGAAGCTGGAACACTTGGGACTTGCATCAAGTGCTTCAAGGACATTAAGGCTGCGTACACAGACGAGTCTCAATTCCGGGTTGAAAACGATTGCGGCAAGATTGTGGGAATCCAGGCCCACGGCGAAATTTTATGGCTGGCGAACGTCCCGCCGCCGAACTATTGGGGCAAGCCTGCGCCGCCGAAGCCGCCAGCACCGGAGCAGCCAGAACCCGAAATCTGCATGGCGGGAGGATGGGCCAACAATGACTGAACTACTGTTTGCATACGGCACGCTTAAAGCCGACTTCGCGCTTCATTACGTTATCCAGGGCTGCACCTACGTCGGCAACTACAAGACGCCTGCGGCGTTCAAGCTGGTTGACCTGGGTGCGTTCCCGGCCCTTGTGCGGTCAGAGAAGGGTATCGAAGTGACGGGCGAAGTGTATCGCGTTGACGACGACATTCTGAACTATCTCGACGTTATCGAGGGTGTGAATCGTGGCCTTTACACCCGCGAGCGGGTAATAGTGCATGACCAGAAGGGCGACACGATTGACGTGTGGGCCTACATCGCCAATCACGTCGGGCGACTAAGCGGCGTTGAAATCAAGAGCGGAGTGTGGCGTCGATGAAACGTGGAACTTTAGTAGCCTATGCTGGCAAGCCGGATACAGTTGCGGTTCGTAGGGCAAATGGCGATTTTGTGTTAGACATAACTCCGAAGCTGGTGACAGCGCGAGTCGCTTCTGCGGAATACCATCAAGGATTCGCAGAGGCAGACCCGTATTACACGCTCTGGTTAGACAATGGAGCGCGAGTACCTTCCTTTGACGTGGTGGAAGTGAAAGAATGATTCCAAAGTGGCGATACGTCCATTACACTGACGACGGCTGTGCGCTCTACCAGTGCTTGAATTGCTACAAGCAATGGGAGGGGCGTAGCTGGCCGGGCTACACCCATGATGGGGCGTTCACCGCCGTTTGGAAGTTCTGCCCGTACTGCGGTGTCGAGTGGACTGGTTCGACTCGCACGCAAGACTGCGAGCTAGGGCCACGACGCACGCGAATCCAAAACGCCATCGACTCTCGCCGATGGAACGATAAGCCAACAGAGCCGTTCTGGTGGATGATTGAGTGCAGGGATATTACCACTCGCGTCCGTCCTGCTGAATCGGTGAGTTATAGCGGCTGGTATCCCGATTTGTATTTGCCGTGGTGGGCCGGAGCGGTTAAGGTACGCAACGCGCTTGTCCAACAACGTCGGCAGCGGGAGGGCGATACCGACTGGTTGACGAGTGACGAACCGCCCTACGTCAAGACGTATCAGTACCGTGCCCGCATCGTAAAGTCTTTGCCGCACAACAGTTGTGGAAAAGTTTGCTGGTGGGTTGACAAGCTGTAACGGCGTGGTAAGATTAGTGTATGAGCAATCACTTCCTTGACACGAAACTCAGTGCCGAAGATATGCGGCACTGGCAGCTTGTGCTGTGCATCCAGCCGAAGCCGTCAAACGAATTGGGACTGCGGGAGATTCTTGAAAGTATCTTAATCCATGAACGACAATTCAAAACTCAGTGCCGACTTGACTTCTGCATCAACGGCCTCAACCCTGTCCGAGTCCACCTTGAAGCCTATTGCCTCAAATACCAATACGACAACCCGCAAGAGACTTCGACGCGAACGGCGTGGGGCGACGATCTTAGGTTTTTCGCATCCCTCTGTGACGTATTCGGCCACCAGCGACGACTCACGGCTGGTTTCATGCACGGCCCCCTCAGCAACCTCGGATTTCAGTTGGATGGCGAAGGCAACGTCGTGCAGACAATCGAGTACGGCGACGGTGGTGGCTAATATGACCCCAACAGCAACGCAAATGAGCAACTACGAATTGCCACCGATCATCCCGCCCGTATTCCGGGTCGTGGTTCGCACGCTCAAGTCGGGCGTGGGCAATATCCAATACTTCGAGGAAACGACGGCGTGCGTGGTTCACTCCCGCAAGCGAGTCCACGAAGTCATTGTCGAATACGTCAAAGACCCGACCGTGCAACTGCGTATCGAGTCCGAGAATCGTATCGTGGCGATTGGTGTTCACGGTGCGCTGCTCTGGCTGGACAAAGTGCCGCCGCCGAATTACTGGCTCAACCCGAAAACGCGGCCAGCGCCACAAACGCAACAACAGCGGACGATGGCGGCGTGCGGGCTGCCGATTCCGACCGCCTACTTGGAGCCAATACCATGCTGCCCATAATCCGGCTTGCACAACCGAACAGCGCTCCTGTGCGCCAGCGTTTCGCCACGGCGGGCCAGTGGTTCATGGTGACGTATGTTGGTGAAAAGACGCCGCTCAACCGCTTCAAGATTCTGCACTTGCTGACTCGCAACGTAATGTCGTACTTCGACCCGTACTACAATCAGTACGTGACCGCCCGCTGCGGGGAGTTGGAAGTGTGGAATCGGCTTGTCGAGTTTAAGCTGAACGGCAAGCCGGTACTGGACGGATTGGAATTGCTGGTCTGGCTGCCGCATTATCACCGACTAGCGATGCTGCAAACGCTCACACGCCGGGGACGCCGGGCCTTAGACGCTCTGTGCGTCGGGGAGTTGTACGGCCTTAGCTCGCGGCATGAGCATCGAAACGGCCAGACACTTTGGATTCCGTCGCCGGAGCGGTTGAACCTGCCAGTGGACTTAACGGCTTTGCCGCCCGACCGGGAGGAAATTCAGTCCAAGTTCGTCCAAGGCTTGCCGGTTTAGCTTGACAAGGTGCGTAGGCATGATAGGATTGTTGTATGCAAATGCCAATACTCACCGTCGCTCACCTTCTCCGCGCGTTGCGGGAAGTCAAAGACCGCTATCAGTGGTCGCTTGACGGTGGCACTATCAGCGGGCGATTGAGCGCCCGTGCCCGTCGAGGGATTGAACCGATTGTAGCGATCATGCGGGTCGTCCACAATAGGCCGGGCCTGCGGTCGTCACGGATGCGTGGCATGTCCTGCTTCCCACTCGACCCCAACAACTTTCGGGACTTCACGCGGGCCTGCAAACGGCCAGGGCGACGGCAACACTCGCCCCGTCAAAAGTGGATTCGGAAACTCGTCAGCCGGGAATTGGGATTGGAGCCAAATGATGACTGATCTAGGCAAACTGATCGTAGCGTTCGTGCGGACATGCAGCCGATTCGGGCTGATTCTGCAAGTCGCGGACGGCGTGCTTTACCTGCATGACCCGAATACCGGGCGGCTTGGCTACATCACGTCGGACCTTGTGCCAGCCTTCGGTATTAACCGACGCTCCGACCTAAACAACGCGCTTGGCTTAATGCACGCCATTGCCCGCAAGCACGATTTTATCTACGACTTCGGACATAGCGGCGTTATCGCCTTCCACGATTCAAGACTGACGGCGGTGCTGCCCCTATGAAAGCTGTTTGGGAGATACTTGTACCATGCGTGAGAAACAACGGGCGACCGATTCGGACACGCTGCCACCGGGAATGGGACAGCCAAGTACGCCGGATTACTGGCGGCTTGACGGTCTTGCCACCCGTCAAAGGTCAATGGGTCGCGCCAGACGGGCAGCTATTCGCCGAGCGAATGATACCCGTTCGGATTGTGGCGACCGAGCCAGAGATAGAGCGTATCGCCGATATGACGGCGAAGTTCTACGACCAACTGGCGGTCATGTTTTATCTGGTTTCAGCGAACGTGAGGATTAAGCACTATGCGTAGATTCATGTTAGTTGCGTGGCCGGGCAAGTCGTCCAAAGATGCGTTTTGGGTCGAGCGCATCGGTCACGACAAATTCATTTGCTGCGACAACCCCGGCCTGGGTGGTATCGTTGGCAAGGTCGAAACATTTTGGGCGACCGAAGCCGAGAACGTGGCCGATGCCAAGTTGAAGATGGAAGTTGGGGCCGGTCGATTCGGTTATGTCAACAAGGGTAAGTGTATCCACGATGCGAACCTTACCGCTGGTGACAGAAACTCCATCGACCGGACGCTCGCCGGAATCTTGGGCCAACTATCCCACGAAGCCGTTGAATTCCTTGTAACCATCGGCGGCTGCATACCCTCGCCAAGTGAGAAAGTCGTGCGTCAGCAACTCAAGTTGTTGATTACCGGGACAGGCGCTTGACAAACCTAAACGGCGTGATAGGATTGTTTTATGGTACGATTCAAAGACATACTGCGGCACGTCAAACAGCTTCGCAATGAGGGCGTGCCATTTCGGTACAATGACGGCGGAGCGATTATCGGCGAGCGATACGGGACAGATCAGCCGATTTACTACCTTGTCGCCCAACTGCGTCACCCGAAAGAAACGCGACAATATGCGGCTGAGCGGTTCGAGCGCGAGAGTCCAACCAACGTCAATGACTTCTACACGGCTGCGGGCAACTATCGACGCCGAGGGCGGCGGGCCAGTTGGATGCGCCGCCTGATCGTTGAGGCGTGCGGGCTACCAAACTTTGTGCGGGAGCCTGCGAAATGAGCAAGAAAATCACGAAGTTCACCGACATTCCGCAGCGCATCCGCGATGGCGATTATCAAGTCAACATACCCTTTGACTACATCATGCCGTGGATTGAGCGGCATCAGAAGGACAGCGAAGGCAAGCTGAATCTTGACCCGGACTTCCAACGCCCGCACGTCTGGACAAAGCGGCAGAGAGTCGCATGGCTCGAATACTGGTTCAGCGGCGGCAAGACTGGCCGCATCATTTACTTCAACCATCCCGGTTGGCAGCGAGACTACACTGGCGACTTTGTTCTAGTTGACGGCAAGCAGCGCATCGAGTCGTTTCGCCTGTTCATCGCGAACGAGCTAAAGGTGTTTGGCAGCTATTACCGCGAGTACACGGACAAGCCACGTATGGCAAATCTTGACTTGCTGTTTAACGTCAATCAGCTTCGCACCCGCCGCGAAGTGCTGGCGTGGTATCTGCAAATGAATTTTGGCGGCACGCCGCACAAGCGTAGCGAGTTGACCCGCGTTCTGAAACTCTACGAGAAGGAAACAGGCCGTGCCACCTGAAACTTGCATCCACGGCGTATCGACCCGCGACAGTCATATGGCCCGCGAGTGTGTAGAGAATACGCAGCGGGAATGGACACAATTCGATACTCCCATCCCGGTTGAAGTGGGCGCTAAAATCGTGGAGTTGCTGGCCCCGTATTGCCGCGCTTCGCATGGTGAGGCATCGTTTGGCCGCATCATCGACTTCCCCGATGGGCGCTACATGGTTATCGGCACGACCGATGACGACGTAGGCAGCGGTTTCACTTGGATTATGTTCAATGGGGCGAAGAATGGATAAGTTTTGGTCTATAGGCCCGTACAATTTCGAGTATCACACCGACACCGGCTACTTGTCCTGCACGTTGGGGCAGACTGGTATTAGCACGCGCAACGTGCCCAAAGAGAACGTACCGGCTGCCAAAGTTGTGTCGGTCCAAGTGGTGCTTGAGGCCACAAACACTATCAAGTTCCGCGCTTTCGAGTTTCTCAAGGATTTAATGGCATGATCGCGCTGCTACTACTTTCAATAGTGCCGCAGCCGAGCGGCACACGCCGCGACACCGTTGACATTATCGAGTTGAATCACCTGTACGCTGACGACGATTGCAGCTATCAGTGTGACCAGCTTATATTCTGGATTGACACGCCAGAAGGATTCCGCGTCTTGGACTATCGGACACAGCGACATATCCGAGCGCTTCCGAAACGAGACTGGCAGAACGGCGGCTACAGGCTGGACTGGCACGACGTATTCGAGGGCCACGAAGCCTACCGCACCGTGCGCTGCGGCACTTACCACGAATCATGGACGACCAACAGCGACGACCCGGAGAAGTTGAACCGGGAGAAGTTGCCTAAAGAGAAGCGGCGCTTGCTCAAGCCGGGCGTGCCGATTGCACCGAATGTAATAGAAATTCCGACGCCACCGGCTGACGGCGCTTAGCGCTTGCCGGCGCTTAGCGCTTGCCGGCGCTTAGCGCTCCAAGTTTTTCTACTGAGAAACTTGACAAGAGGCCCGCCTTATGATACAATACCTATAGATGGCTCGACCTTGTGGGCGGGCCTGGGAGAAACAAAACAATGCCTGGAAAACGGCCCAAGTTGGGCGAATTTGTGATGTACGAAGTTGACGGCGGGAAGCCTGCACGGAATCCTGCCACGCTTTTCGGGTTTGATTTAGTGTCGCCTCTTGGCAGGCGACTTAATTCCCGATTCAAGAAAGATCGGCCAAAACGAAAACGAAAGGGATTTAGAACATGAGCGCATTACTTGAACATCGTTCCCCGGTGGGCCAGCGTGTCCGCGAAGCCCTGGCGGTTGCCATGACCGAGTTGAACGTCGCGGAGTTGTCGGACGTGATGGGGCTGGCGTCGGGGCTGGCAGGATTGCCAGTTTACCCGGACACCGCTATCGCGTACTTTGAGGATAACTCGGACCTTTACACCGTTACGCAAGTCGGCGAGAAGTTCCTTATCCGCAAGCTGCCCGTATAAGTGCGGTCGTAAGCCAGTGCTTATCAATGCTGCGGCAATCGCTGTGGCGAAGCAAAAGCCCGAATCGCTCGTAAGGCGGTCGGGTTTTTTCATGCGCATATTGTGCGCCGCCCTCGCAAGGCCCGAATTGAATAATTTTCAGGCCCGGAAATTTCGCTACTAATGCGGAGTTATGATTGTAGCGACTATCCTAATTGTATCGACTATATTAAGATTATTGACTATCGTGGTCAAGACGGAGGCCCACGCCAGCGAACGGCATGACCACGACAGTTGGCATTATTGGCTTTCGCGTGCGCCCTAGTTACAAGGTCAACGGAAATCTTTGCGGGCCGATTTGACAACCGGGCCGGGCATGATATGATTGGCGTATGAGCAACATCGACCGCCACAACATTCAAGTAGGCCAGCGGTACAACCGTGCAGACGGTGCGCCTTGCGGCGTGACCGTAATCGGGCTGGACCGCGAGCGGGACGATGTTATCGTGCGGCACGACGACGGCAGCGAGAACGCAATTGACGCTTGGAAGCTGGCCGTTGTGCGGTATTATTTGACAACGGACCAAAGCGCGGTATAATGGAGTGTAGTCGAAACTTTCCACTTCTCAACATCGGAGTACGTTTATGGCGAAGGCCACTTTCGCGCACATTGTCGGCATTTTGCTGGCAGCGTCGGTTATCGTCCCTGGCATGGTTTGGCTGGCGAGCAACTATCTTGCCGTTTCGCCCTACTTGCAGGGTTTTGCGTTCCGTGACTTGTCGGCGGTCGGCATCGCGCTATTCGCCCTGTCCCGGTACTTCCGCAACTAAGGCAAACATGGCAGGGTCGTCTAATAGGGTGCGAACCGCAAGGTCGTAAACACCGGACAAGGACAGCGCGAGCGCGCCGCTATCGGGGTTCGACTCCCCGCCCTGCAACTTTTGGCACTTAAACATTGCTGGCGATGTTCCCGGTTTCCAACCGGGCTAAGTTGGTCCGATTCCAACAAGTGCCTCTTGACAACACGACGCGATAGGTTATAGTGTAGTTATGCCACGTTCACGCCGCACACAAGAGCTACGCCGAAGTCGCCGCAATGCACGCCGCGAGCGGCCAGCACCGTCACCCGCACAATGGACTAGCGATTGGCACGCCGCCACGGTCCTAATGCCGATGGTAGAGCGCCAGCACGTCCTGCCGGGCTGCGGGCTGCCGACTGCCGGGCTGCCACCAGTAGGCCGCTTGCCCACCGAAGCACCACGCGAGGGTATCGACTACATCGTTTGTACCGGATGCGGCGAGCATACCGACGTGACGGAACGCCGGGCTAGTGCCGATAACCACGAATTTTGCCGCGATTGCTACGGGGAGCGATTTGTGGCTTGTGCCGCCTGCGAGCGGGAAACCGCTGTCGGCAGCGAGTTCTACGCCGAAGATTCTTACCTACCGCATTGTGAGGCTTGCTATATGTCGCTGTATTCGCATTGCTCCGCTTGTGGCGCTGAAACCGAAACTACAGCGTTGCAGGCTTCTCCGATTGCTGGCGATGCCGCGCTTTATTGCTCTGAGTGCTTTAGCGGCAGGTTTACCACTTGCTGCGGTTGCGGGCAGGCTATCATCTTTGACGATGTTGCCTACACCGACGAGTACGACGGCGATGCGTACTGTGCCAACTGCTCGCCCTGTGACGAAGATGACGACGAAGCGGAGTGGGAGCAAGGTCGGCGTGTCGATGGCACTACATTCGATAACGTCGGCAGCAAACGCAAATTCGGTGTCGAGTTGGAAATTTCCGGTTGCAGGCATCACGGCGGGCTACGGGGTAAAACGCCCTTTGGCGTTAAGTACGATGGTTCCTTGTCTAGCGGCAAGGAATTCGTGTCACCCGTCTTGCAGGGTGATGAGGGTCTTGAGGCCGTTTCCAACTTGTGTGCCTTTGGCAGAGAACACGATTGGACCGTCGATAGCTCTTGCGGCTACCACGTTCACGTCGATTGTGGCGACCTTAACAATGCTCAGCTTGCTTCCGTCGCTGTCGGTTATACGGCGACTGAGGATGTTTGGGCAAGGTTCGTTAGTAAGAAACGTGCCGGAAATTCCTACTGCGACCGTCTGCCCTATTCGGTTGACGACATTCGCGGGCAGGGCTTCAACTACATTCTGGAAAGAACGGACGACCGTTACCACTGGCTCAACTGGCAGGCATACCAGCGCCACCATACCGTTGAAATCCGTTTACACAGCGGAACCACCAACTACGATAAAGTCGCCAATTGGGTTAAAATCCATACGCGGTTTGTCGATGCTCTGGCGAAGCTGCCGGAGCGTGAGGTTTATGACTTGTTTGCCGGTAAGTCCGTGGTGCAGAAGTTTGCCGCCATTATGGATATTATCAGCGATGACGGCACACTCCGGTCGTACTACATGAAGCGGGCCGCAAAGATGAAGCAACCGATAGAATCGGAAACTTCGTTCGACCGGATGATTGCGGAGCAAAATCTTGTGCTGGCAAGTTGACAACGGGCGGGGCCGGTGTATAATGTAGTTAGTGGCAGCCAACGGCGAAGGGTTGACCGTAAGCCGTCTGCCAAAACAAGTCTCAATCCAAAGGAATAAACAGCATGTGTGGAATCTTCGGCTCAATCGGTAAGGGTGCTGACTTCGGTGCGCTTCGTACACTCGCTCTCGCCAATGCGGAGCGCGGAAACGAAGCAATCGGATTCTTCGGCAGCGACGGCAAAATCTGGAAGCGGGCGCAATCGCCCATCGACGCCTTGACGGGTAACAAGCTGAACAAATACCTTGCCGGGGCTGAGGGCAACGGCCTATGGTTCGTCGCCGGGCACACTCGCCACGGCACGCGGGGCCATAACGTGCGGGAGAACGCCCACCCGTTCCGCTACGGTAACATCGTCGGGGCGCACAATGGTATCGTCGGCGCGCCGACTACCTACGCTGTCGATTCTATGTATTTGATCGACGCTATCCACCAAGCCGAGGGTGATTATCAAAAGGCTCTTGGCGATGTTTCCGGTTATTGGGGTCTTGTCTGGACTGACGGGGCCGGGCTGTATCTGCAAGCCCACAATAACTGCCTTGCCATTTGCAAGGTCGGCGACGTTTATTACTTCTCGTCCGACTACAAGCATTTGAAGGCCGCGCTCGGCAATATCGAGTATCACGCCTTTACCGAAGGCGAGACAATGCGGCTTTCGATCAATGCGGCGGGTGGTATCGACACCGCCAACTTGAAGGCTCTTGAGTGTCGGGGAGCCTGGATGGAATGGGACAGTCGCACGCAGGGCGGTGGTCGTGGCCGGTACATCGGCTTTAAGAACAGTGGCACAAGTACCGGCAGCGGCAAGTACCACGATTCCGCGACTTCTGACCCCTTTGAGGCCAGTGACCCGGACAGCGAGTATGCCGCTCTTATGGGCTTGAAGGACCGTGACCCCTGGAACGACGTGCCGGATTACGACGAGCGGTGGCAAGATGCGTGGCGTGAGTATGTTGGCGAATACGCCGACTAATCGGGTGAACGTGTGCTTCATGCTCTGTGCCGCTAACCCGGCCTAGCCCGATTCCTCTGGGAAACCCGGCTTTATGCCGGGTTTCTTTTTGCGCGTATGCACCAATTATATTGACTATCGTGGTCGAGGGTCGTGGCCGTGCCGCCCGTCGTGACCACGATAGTCGGTATCTTTGTCGGGCCGCTTGACTTTTTGCCGGCGCATGGTAGAGTATTTACATGCTTGAACGCTGCCAGCCTGAAACGCACGCCGCGATGGACTTGATTCTATCGACGTTCGGCGGCGAGGATGGCGGTGGTAGCTACGTCCGCCTTTGCACGCTGGTTGAGGGGCTGGACATTCGGGCCGCTGACGGGGACAAATCGGCTACGCAGCTTGTCGGGGTGGTGCTGAAATTCGCCCGCCTGATTGAGATTGCAAAGACGATGAAAAACTTGACGCCCTAGCAAAACGGTGTATAGTTGACGTATGACCAAAACCGACTCAATCATGCTGGCGTCGTTCCTTGATTGCCTTTCCGATAAGTTGGGCAATGAGAGTTGCAATGATATGTTCATGGATGATACGCCAGAGAACCGGGCATTGATTGCCGCCGCGCAGCAATGGCAGCACGCCGACGACAAGCACGCTTTCGAGAGCGCCGAGGATGCTGCGACCGTTCGCACCTACACAATCCGCAAGGGCAAGCCGCCCATGCTTAGCACGCACAACACAGTTATCTTGGACTACCTGCGTAATCGTTTTATGCAGGAAAACTCTGTCAGCCGAGACGAACTACGCGACCCGGAGAATTGGTAATGTCGTTTTACGTTCACTTCGCCAATGGTACTCGCGGCCTACTCGAAGCGGCAAGCGAATTTGAGGCTTGGGCCTATCCTGGCGTCGTCGCCTGCTTTGTCCTGGGAGGGCAATAATGATTCCAACGCCCAACTACTACCCTATCGACGGGGGTGCTTGGATGACCTTGAGGGAACTTGAGGCTCTTGGCTCTTGGGACCATTCTGGCGGTCAAACCAAACTTTCCGCCTATGCCGCCCTGGCGCTCGTCGCGCGGGCCGGTGGCAAAGCGTACCCTACAAACGGTATGCACGTCTTTGTCAGCCAAGTCGATATAAACGCCCTGCTCGGTGAAATGGCTAACACCGGGCCTACACCGAACGATTGGAGTTAAGCATGTTGGCAGTCCGCGACCGCAGAACCGGCAAGTTCCTCAAAACCTTCTCTGGCAGCTTCAACAATTTTGAGTGGCGCACTCGATACAAGCTGACTGTCACTCGGCGCATTCCGGCGAATCCGGCTGAGGGCAGGCCGTTCGACCGTTACGAGAATACGCATACGCCTAGTCGTGATGAAATTCACGACGCTATGTTCTGTCTGGCTTCGCCGGATGGTGCGAAACTTTACGTTAATCGTGGTGGCGTGCAAACTTCCATCGGCGGCGGGTATCGGTCCATTGTTGACCCGGCGACGGGTTACAAGCGCTACGAGTCAATTCCCCTTGAGGAAGGCAAGCCGTGGCTGGAACTTGTTGACGTGCAGACGTTTGAGCGCCGCAGGGCTGCCGCTCGCAAGGGAGCAGCGACACGCCGCAAAGCCAAGCGGCGGAAAGTCGCGCGGGCTGCTTGACTTCGGGCCGGTTCGTGGTAGTATGTAATTGAGGGCCAAACAATGCTTGCCTGTATTTGCTGCGGAACACTGGAAATTGCCGTCTGTGTAGCGGCCACTACGATTGTGCCGGCTGTGCTGGCAGTAGCAAGTGACATACGCAGACGGCCCCTGGACAAGTCTAACGAAAGGGACGAAGATGCGAACAAGTCGGAAACTACTGCTGTTCCTGCATAAACTGGCTGCCCGGCACGTATCAGAATTCGGGCTTCTAGCGAAGGGACTGTTGGCGCTGGCGGACGGGAAAAACGAATCCATATCGTCTGTGTACGTTCCTGACGACAAGATGAAACTTGCCGCGCATTTGCTTTGCGTGCTTGGGCAGGATAGCGAGGAAGATCGGGCTAGTATGGTTGCTAAGACCTGTACCATCGCTATCGAAACTGCCAGAGATTCGCAAGAGGAACTTTCGCAGCAACTTGTGGAAGCTATCGAAGCGCTTGCCACTGACGATGTTGAGGCCGTGCAGCGTTCTAACATTGAGGCGCTGCAAGCCGAATTTGCGGGCACGCAAGTCGAGATTGTCAGCCGTGGCGGTCGTGACTTCTATACGTTCAAGGGGCGGGCTGCCTATCCTGCCGAACTTACCTACGACGACAAGAAATTCCAATTGTGCAACGCGAGCTACCGGAAGGGGACGTATCAACTTGTTAAGTAGTGAGGAAAACGCACGTCCTGAGTCCATTGCGGCCATTGTAGAGTACGCGACCGCTCGCGGCGTAATCAATCCAACCGTCACAAAGCACAAGCACCACTTTTGGGAGCTACGGGGCGGTGGCAGGGACCGCAAGGATTGGCCGCTTGTGTGGCAAGTGGCGAAAGAGCTAGGGATTAAGGGTGGTGCGGGTAACTCCGACCAGACACAAATCACGCACCCGGATAAGGTGGTTCTGCCACCTAAGCCGTGGACAAGGGAGGTATCGACTATGCTCGGCGATCAAGATTATCCGGTTCCAGGGACGCCAGCGGCGGAAGCGACCAAGCGGTATAGTCCGTCCCAACTGAAACAACAGAAGATGATGGAGGAATTGGTTGGGGCGCTTGAGATACTGCCTGACGTTATTGAGAATCTTACCGAATACACGGTTGAATCGCTTGAGCCGTATGCTCAGCGGTTGATTCTCGCAACGGTTGTGCTTCAACAGATTGAGGCGAAGCTATATGAGCAATACGACGGTGGCGACAGATTGGGTGGGGATGCCGATGACGACGAAGATACGGAAATCTTCGAGCCGATGGTCGCTGACGAACTTTCTGAGGCGGACAAAGATATGGCTATTGCGGCCTTGGCGGGCGGGGCCGATGGCGACTAGAATACACTCTACACCGTCTGACCGGCGTGCGGTCATGCAATCGCTAGATCGGTTATGGACCGCAGCAGCGGAACTTTCGCAAGCCGGGCCGCTGGCCTGCCGCCCGTATGCCAAACGCATCCGACTTATAGCGACCCTAGCGGAAACGCTTAGTACGCAGGTTTACAACGACATTCAGGCTTATGAGGATAGTCATGGCAAAGGACAGGGTATCAAACGCAGCGAGGATAGGGTACAGTGCGCTCAGCCGGATTCAAAGGCTTTGCTCGGACATGCTTGAAGCGCAGCCGGAGGAGGTTGAGCGGTATTACTGGCGTATCCATCTTGTAGGGGTCGTGATG